TGTCGGCTGACACCTCAAAACTTCGAACCGCTAAAAGGGCCTTTTCCCAACGGGGGCAGGGACATGGGGCGAAACCCCTCGGCATCAGGGAGGCGCAGGGGCTGTGTGCGTTAAAACGGGCGGCCCGCGTATCGGGAGCCTGGACTGGCAGGCCGCTCCTGGGGCTTCCCTGGCGTTTGCATTGGGGAGGGCTGTCCGAAGAACGTATACAAATTCGGGACAGGGGTGGCCTCGGAAATCGGGCGGCCCTGTTTTGGGGCCCCATCCCGCGCCGCGCCGCCTAAAAGGCCATTTGCTGGCCGATCCTCAGCTCAGGGTCCGGCCTGATATTCCCGGCGGCGGGTGAGGCTGCGGCTTGATCCTGGCCGATCTGCTGGCCGATCTTCGGAGGCCGTGGGTAGCGAGGGCTTCGCCCTGGAGAAGAGTCCCTAGTGACCGCGTGGCGTCCCGGGGAATGGGACGACGTCGCCGTCCGCCGCCCGGATCACCGCCTTTGCCATCGGCATCGGGTCGAACCCGAGATCGGCGACCGCGTCGGCCACGCCCTGGCGCTCCAGCTCGGCGACGATCGCCTCGACCACCTTCATCAGCCTGGCCATGTCGGCCGCGCTGTCGCTCATGATCATGCCCTCGGTAATACCGAGACCATCGTACCACGGTGGCCGTGGGTAGCGAGCGCTCCGCGCTGATGATAGTCACACCGGCCATGACGCCGAAGCAATGCAAGCACTGCCAGCGAGACTTCTACCGGTCCGGCCGCCCCGAGCAGCGGTTCTGCTCTCACGACTGCCACCGCGCCGATCGCTACAGGGTCCGCCCGACGAGCCGCCGCTGCGAGTGCTGCCCGACCGTGTTCTCGACCGAGGGCCGGCGGAAGCACAAGCGCTTCTGCTCCCCGAGTTGCGTGGCCACCTGGCGCGAGCGCGAGAAGCGCCTGAACCGTCCTTCCCCGCCGCCGAGAACCGGCCGCCGGAAGCCGGGCCGCCTGGAATGGACGCTCTCCGGCATGCAGCGAAGCCGGGGGATGGCGCCGAGCCCGCGGCCACTGTCGTCACCGCCGGCCTGGGTCGACCTCCTGACCCGCCTCGGCTATGCCCGGGTTCGAACCGGGCGTGGGTAGCGAGCGCTCCGCGCTACTGACCTACACCACGGCTGGCGCGGCGCACGCGGCCGGCCTGATGGAGCTTCAGCTTCCGCACCAGCTCCTGCAGCTTCTCGGCGTCCTCCGGGCTCATCTTCTTCGGGCCGCGATTGGCTCTGATCGGTCCCTCGAAGGGGATGTAGTCGTCATCGTCGATGGTCATGGCCGGCGAGCGCTCCGCGCTAGAGTCAGACATTGCCGCCGCAGTGCCGGCACTGGCGATGCTCGACCGGCCGGAATGCGTCCTTGATCGGGTGGTCGGGGTCCTCGTACAGGCCGCCGCTGATGACGCTGATGTTCGTGTCGAACTCGGGGTGCTCCCAGTCGGGGCGGGCCGTGTGCGCGTAGCGGGCGCCCGGGAAGATGGGCTCGCCTTTCGGGGCCGGCTGCTCCTTCGAGCACGTCGGCTTCATCACCACGCGGTGACGACGGAGGAACTCTTCGGTCGTGCAGCCGGCGACGCCCTCGTTCTTGAGCACGATCGGCACGGCGATGATGCGGCTGGTCTTCGGGTCGAAGGTGGTCATGGGCAGCGAGCGCTCCGCGCTAGAGAAGAACACACAGGACCGCGGCCACGATCCAGATCAAGCCGATCGGGTACACTGTCACCCGGATGGTGCGCTGGCCTACGCGCTTGACACTGATCACAGCCGCACCACGATCAGGTCGTCGACCGAGAAGCCGTCCGTCCAGCCGTGCCGATTGATGATCTCGTCGTCGCTGGCGATGCCGACGTTGATCTCGTGGCCGCTGCCGTCCTGGTATTCCCAGACCATGGACACGACGACGTACTCGGCGGGCCACTCCGCGGCATACTGGGCGGCCGGCGATACGGTCACGCGGCTGCCGATACGGATCGGGGAGACCTCGATCATCTGGCGCATCAGGATTTCGTGGCGGGGCAGGGCGGCGTTCATCAGGTCACTCTCCGGAGAAATACCAGTCGGCCGCCTTGCGGAGGAGGCCAGTGTTGTTGGCGATGACGAGGCTGCCGATCAGCGCCAGCGCCACGACGATGCCGGTGAAGGCAGCGGTCCTGATCGACATCACGGCAGCTCCGTGGGCCGCTTGGTCAGCAGGCCTTGTCGGATCCGCCACCACAGGCCGGCCCCGCTCTCGCATTCCGAGACTGGCGGCACTGCATCGAGGCCGTGCTTGCGCTGAAGCAGCTTGCCGGTGTCGTGATCGCCGTCCCGCCAGGTGGCTCCCTGGCTCAGCCGGTGAAGCACGAAGGGCCGCGCCAGCTCGGGAGCATCCCTCAGGGCCGCCATGAGTCCGAACTGGAACTCGAGAGCGTCGACCAGCTCGCGGCGCAGGTCCGCGATCGAGAGCCGGTTGATGTAGGACTCATCGACGAGGTCGCTCACATGTGGTCTCCCAGGTTACGCTTGAACTCGCGCAGGAAGGCGTTCGCCTCGTTGAGATCGGCCGGCAGGTCGGTCGCCCACGACACCGAGACTCGAGCGATCGGCGTCGGGATCATGCGGAAGAGCCAGAGGAACTGGCGGCGGCTCTGGAACGGACGGAAGGTCCGGCCACGGATCTTGCGCTGCTCACCGGGGAGGGGATGTCGCCACTGGCGGCTGCTGAGCTGGGCGCCGAAGCCACCGATCCAGGTGTAGAGCCGGCCGCTCAGCCAGTAGAACCGGTCGTCGAAGTAGGGCGACGCGAGTCCGTGGCCGTTGCCGAAGATCAAATGGTCGAGGAAAAGCATCCGGCTTGACTAGCACGAATGCAAATGCGATGCAAATATTCGCGGGGCCGGCGGGCGCTTCGCGCCAGAGTCATAACCAAACCGCCCGCAGCGTCACCCGTCGCGGAGGTTCATCGCTTTGTAGGCCTTGAGCAGCTGGTCCGGAGGCGTCTTGGCTTTCAGGGCTTCCCAGGCCATCTTGAAGTCGATCTTCGCCTGGTCGAGGCTGCCGGCCGTGCCGATGGGGAGACCTCCGGTGAGGTGGACGATGACGTTCCAGATCCAGATCCCGGGCGTGCGCTCGCTGGCGTATCTGATCCGGCCGACCAGCTGCTTGTCGTCGAGCACGGAATAGTCGCGGCGTCCGATTGGTCGCAGGCTGAGCACGAAATCGGCCTCGTGAGGGGGGGTGTCAACCAGGATGACAGGGGGGGGGGTGTAATCCTGGTTGACAGGGGTGTCATCCGAGTTGACAGGGGTGTCATCCGAGTTGACACCTTAAACCACCACTATAACCACCACTTGAACCACCAACTCTTAGACTCTCGTCCCTTTTCGGGCCGAGGCGCTGGCTTTTGGCTTCGGCCGCAGGTTCCGGTCAGGAACTCCAGCCGGCAAGTTTCCACAGTTCGGGCGGAAAGGTGCCCAGGTGTTGAAACCGGGAACCCGTTTGCATTTTTGCAGGGAACAACCAGAGAGGGGTTGACAGAACGGGGGTACCTACTGTAGGACTTGCTGTAGCGTTAGCATTCGTGCAAACGTAACCAAGCCCCCAGGATGCGGCCCGGACAATCAGCCGGGACATTGGGCGGTGCCCGGACCCACTAACCCCATGCTGCGACCCCCGCCTCAGGCGGCGGCGCCCGGCCAGGCGATAGGAGTTCGGCGTGTCCAGGGGCTTGCTTGAATGCAAACGGAGGAACGCGCGTGAGCCATGAGCTGATCCAGTATCTCGCCTATGTGGCCGCGATCGTCCTGACCCCTGCAGTCGGCTTTGCCGTCCTCGGCCTGTTCTGGTGCGTCCGATCCCTAAAGGAGATCGTCTGGCCATGACTGCTGACATCGAATTTCTCGCCGTGCTCAGCAGAGCCATCCTCGCATTGATGATCCTGAGCGGCGGCGCCATCGCAACGATCCTGGTCGTGATCCTCATCCTGAAGCTCTTTGGGTGCCTCGATGACTGACCGCGCAGACGAAATCATCGCTGCCGCCGAGCAGGCGCTGCGTGAGCGACGCGGGCGCTCCGCGCCAGAGACAAACCAAACAGCTCCCGACTGGGGCCCGCTGTACCGCTACCTGCAAGGTGTGGTGCTCGGCTGCGTCGCCGGCCTGATCATCGGCTACATCTGCGGCGCCTTCATCGGACCGGGTCGTGACACCTGCAAGGTGCGCGCCTCCACGGCTCACATGGCGGTCTGTCTCGATGACTCGATCGCAAAAGCCAAGGGGCTGATGCGGTGAGCGAGAACCCTGGGAAGTGGCGAGACATCGAACAGCACGCTGACAGCATGACGCTCTTCGGCCGCGACTTCACGCTGCTGGTCGACGGCAAGCCGCTCGACAGCATCCCGACGAAGCTCTTCGTCAACGAGATCGACGTCGTGACCGGCGCGATCACTGAGGTCACCTACACGACCCAGCTCGCGATCGACGAGCCGATCGAGCCGCTCAGCGAGACAGAGCAGAAGCTCTGCGATTGGTGGGCCAAGCGGATCGAGGAAGATCTGCTCCGCCAGCTCTGCGGCGCGTCCAGTGAATACGAACAAAGCCTGCGTGCGGCAGGAGCCAAAGTTTAACCAGAGCCCGTGGTCTGCCCCAGGCAGCACGGCTCACCCTTTCGAGGCCGGAATGTCCAAGATCGTGCCCGACCAGCTCGTTGACCTCGCGCTCGAACATCTCGACGACGAAGTCAAGCGCTGGCGGCGCGTGCCTTGGGCTCCGGGATACATCCGCCTGATGCGGTGCCCCGACATGCCGGGCCCGGCAGAGATCACCGCTCAAGCGATGGAACAGGAGATCGTCTGCCACGACGTGCCGGCCGCTCTCGCCGACGACATGATCGTCCGCTTCGCGATGGAGAAGGCCATTGAGGCCGTCATCGGTGCCATCTCGCTCGCAGTGCCGGCGCCGAAGCCGCGCAAGCGAAAGGCCAAGTCGTGATCGAGTTCATCGGGCTCGCCTGCTTCTCGCTCGGCGTCGCCACGCTCTACGCCACATGGCGGCTGTGGCTCGACGAGCCTCGCCAGATCCGTTTCACGGACAAGCTGGCAGAGGCTCTGGAAATGCCACGCTACGTCCAGCGGGCGCAGATGTACTGCCGGCTCTACGGCTATCCCGAGAGCGAGTGGGAACGGTTTCAACACCGCGCCATCGCCGACATCATCATGGAGGCGTACCGCTAATGGAGCAGCTCTTCAGCGCGGCCCACGCTGCATCGCGGATGTACGCCAGTAGCTGGCGCCGTGGAAACATCGTCCGCGCCCAGAACCAGCTTCGCAAGAACCTGCAGAGCAAGCGCCTCGTGGACTTCTACCTCGACGAAATCGAGCGCGAAGTCGACTTCATCATCTTCGAGAAAGACTTCGATGCCGCCTGAGATCGCCCAAATCCTGATCAGTATCGCGATCTCGATCGCTTTCATGGTCATCGTTGCCGGGGAGGCCTGAGACATGCCCAAGAAAATTGCTGAGAAGTCCGCCGCCATCATCACGATCAAGGATGCGCCGGAGATGACCAAGCGCGGCCGGCGCCAGATCGCCGAGTGGATGCGCAAGCAGGCGGACTTCCTGGAGTTCGAGGGTAAGGCGCTCTCGAAGCGCTTCACCGCCCGGTACCTGTACCGCGACTGATGGTTACTGACCCGATCTCAACCAGCCCGAAGGCCATGATCGCCTTCGAGCTGATGAAAATTCTGGACCCGCTCGTCGGTGTTGCTGAGGCCGCATTCTTCATGCAGCGCAGCAACGACCTCCTCGGCGGCACGACCCCTGTCACGGCAATCAAGGATGGCCGGATCGACGAGGTGCGCCGTGCCGTCCAGGCGGTCGCGATGGAGAAGGGCGTTTTCGGCGAGCCATGGCTGCCGCCGAAGACCCGACGCTGAAATTGCTGGGGTAGCTCAGATGGTAGAGCGCCGGATTTCCAATCCGTTGGTCGTGGGTTCGAACCCCACCCCTCGCTCCAAAGGAACCGAACATGGGTGAATACGACTACGTCCGCCTTGAGCGGGCAAAGCCGAACGTCATCGTCGCCTACAGCCGCGACGTCGCGATCCAGTACCGCGAGGCGTTCAACCTCGACGCCAGCCAGTGGGCCTGTCTTGGATATGGCGAGCGTCTTCCAGGCAAGTGGTGGCAGCGCATCGTGATGATGCGACCGCACTGGGCGCAGTCTGTGTCTGAAGCAATCGACTTCGAGATGCGTGTGGATGACTGGCGATGCGCCACGGTCACCGACAGCGTCTTCAAGCTCATCTGATGCTGCGCCTGGCCTGCATCTACATCACGGTCGCACTCGCAGCTGCGACCATCTTCTTCGTCGTCGCCACCGCTTGGTGGGAACTGACCACATCGCCTCACGGCCTGCCGCCGGGTTGGTAAAGGACATCCAATGCCGTTTCGCGCTCGCGTTCTTCTCTTTCAGTTCAGCTGCATGATGGTCGCGTTCTGCGCCTGGCTGACCCACGTCGTCACCTGCATCCAGTCAGGTCGCTTCCTGCTGCTCATCGCGGGTGCCATCGCCTTTCCGATCGGCGTGATCCACGGCTGGGGCATCTGGCTCGGCTTTTGGCCGTGATTAGCTGGGACGCAATACTCATCGTTGCCGCCATCATCGCCGCGTCGGCGATCATCTCCAACACCATCGAGAACGTCGTGTGCGACTTCGCCGAAGACCTCTTCGAGCGATGGGACGCCATGGATGACGAGGACTGAATGCCGTTTCCCTTCTGCTTCCTGATGTTCAGCTATGCCATCTGGCAGGCGTCCATCGAGCGGGCTTTCGATTTGAACCCGTTCGAGGTGCGCTATGAGGACAAGAACCTTTGATCTAGTCCTGGTGCCCGTGCTGTTCGTCATCTTCCTCGTTGCGATGGCGCACCTCTTTACCTGACGACCAGCCGGCTCCCAAAAAACCCGAGCACGAAAATGAAGGCTCTCAAAGCACTGGCCCTTGCGGGCCTGGTGATGATCTCTGCTGTGTCGCCATCACACGCACTGGTCATCACAGACGATCCCGGCGGTGTCATCGTCAACTTCGTCAAGAAGTATGCAGACATCCGAGACAGCGGAGAGAAGGTTGTTGTCGACGGCGAGTGCGACTCGTCCTGCACGCTCTTCCTCGGCCTCGTTCCGCCGAAGAATTATTGCATCACGCTGAATGCGAAGCTTGGCTTCCACACGGCGTCGCTCAAGGTGCCTCAGTCGGATGGCACCGCCAAATACACTCACGCCGCCGAGTTCTCGGAGCTGATGTGGAACATCTACCCCGGCAACATCCGCGCGCTCATCAAGCGCATCGGCTGGAACGGTGACGATCCCAACCTCGCGCACCCGCAGATCGTCTACGTCGGCCCTCGCCAGTTGCACAAGGCCGGCGTGCGTTACTGCGAACCGGGAGACTTATCGTGAGCCGGAAGCTGCGTGATCGAACCAAGCTTCCGAAGATCATCAAGATCGGGGTCCACGAGTACGAACTGATCCACCTTGATCCAGTCGTGGCGGAAGAGAAGGAGGTCTTCGGCCTCTGCAACCGCATGACGCTGAAAATCTCAGTCCGGTCAGATCTGCCGGACTCTTCGTTCGCCGAGACCCTTGAACACGAGATCAACCATGGCTGCTGGCATGCAGCTTCTCTCGGTGACGAAGAGACGGAAGAAGAAGTCGTCCTCCGTCTGACGCCCATCATGATCATGGCGCGCCGCGACAACCCGGAAATCTACGCCTGGATCGACCGGGCTATCGCCCAGAAAGACTGACCATGCTCAACGCAATGGTTGCCGCCACCAAGCGGCAAGCAGAGGCGATGATTGCCCTGCTCAAACTCAACCCGCACGAATGGCAGGCCGTCACGTACGGCCAGCCGATCAAGCAACTCTTCGGCCACGCCAAACTCATCCGCCCAAGCGAGGGCGTCGAGAAGTCGCACTGCGACTGGGTGTTGGGGAGTCTCGTCCCAAACCTGTGCCTGACGGTGACCACGGTGCCCCCGCACTGGAAGATCCCGCAAGAGCACGTCGACTAATCAAAAAAAAGAAAGAACAGACGTGACCAGCAAAGCTCGCGACCTCGTCAAGCGGCTCGGCCGCCTTGGCGTTCCTACCAACTTGCGCCGTCATCCGAACACTGTCGTTGCCCTCGGCGATAGCCGCGCCGCCCAGATCCATGCGGATGGCATCTTCAAGAACAAGTCCGGCTACAACCACTTCAGTGTGGGCAACGCGCTGGCCGGCAACCGCGCCATTCTTCTGAAGAATTTCGGCGTCAGCGGCGATCGCTCCGACCAGATCCTCACCCGGCTCAAGCCGGCGATCGATACGGGCGCCTACGTCCTCTACATCATCGCTGGCGTCAACGACATCGCCCAGAACTATCCGACCGCGACCACGTCCGGTGTCACCGCCTTCGCGAACATCAAGACGATGATCGACGCTGCCGTCTCGAACGGCATGTTGCCGCTCGTCGTCCTGGATCCCGGCGCCAACAACATGACGCCGGCCCAGATCGCCCAGCTCTACATCTTGCAGGAGTTGCTGCGAGAGTACGCTGAGATCTGCCCGCACATGGTCCTCTTCGACCTGCCGTCTGCGATCTACAACATGGCCGCCACGTCGACGACTGCGCTGGCCCTGATTGGCACGATCGACGGCGTCCATGAGGGCAGCCTTGGCGGCTATCTCGGCGGGAAGTTGTTCGCCCAGATCTTGATGGCGATCATGCCCCCGCGACCGCACGGCTTCCGCAGTGCTGTCGAGAACCCGACCACCTCGCTCATCAACCTGACCGCCAATCCGATGTTCACGGGCGGAGAGACCGGCACGGTCGGCACTGGGTTCACCGGCAAGATCGCGACAAGCTTCGTCGGCGCTCGATCTGGCGCGGCGACTGCTGTCGGATCTGTGGCGCTGTCCAATGACGGCTCCGGTCTCTGGGAGCAAGTGCTGCAGTGTACGTTCGCGGCGGCCGGCGACGAGGTCAACCTCCACCAGGATATCCCGACCACTCTTTGGAACGCGGGCGATGTCCTTCAGTCTCACGCGGAAGTCGTCGTCGACGCCGGCAGTGTGAACCTCTGTGGTGCCTACCTCTACCTGCAGGCCAACGGCACGATTGGTGGTTCGAGCGTCGCTACCACCGCGATGGACGGTTACGTCAACGGCACGCAGCATGGTGTCACGACCACCGAGGGCTTCAAGCTCAACTACTCGACCGAGAAGCTCTTGGTTCCGAACTACGACGTGAAGAGCTGGGTCACCGCCCATGTCAAGGTCGTCGGCGCTGGCATTGGGTCGGCAACCGTCCGTGTTCGACGCTTCGGTGTCCGCAAGCGGTTCGCCTAAGCCATGGCGAAGAAGTGGACCCGTCGCATGTGGACCGCGATGCGGATCCACGAACATAACCAAAAGCGCCGTGCGGCCATCGCGCCAACGCCACCGGTTGGGCACTTCTCACTGTACGTGAGCCCCAGCGAGGGGACGAAAGTAATCCTGCGCGGAAAGGCCACTGACGGCACCTACTTCACCCTGGTCGGGCACCAATGAGCTCTCGATCTCGGGTGAAGCTGTCGACGCAGCTCGATCCGACGCACGCGACATATCGCAAGAAGTCGCTTGACGTCGCCTTTCGCAGTCCGGGCAGGCCGATGCAGCTGCAATTCTACCAGCTGAAATACCCATTCCCCATCCCCGACCAGAACCCAGTCGCCCCAGTCGGGCGCGTGTTCCTGGTCGGGAGGAATGCGGACGGCTCCGCAACAATCTTCAGAGGCAAGACCTCTGACAACACCTACACGAAGATTTCAGGAAAAAAATGACAGGTGAAATCGAACTTCTTCCGACGCGCTTGCTCGACTATGTGATCGGGCATGATGCGGCCGGGCTCGCCGGTCGTCAGTGGCGCACCGACTTTCAGACCCTCTACAACGCAAAGCGATACGGCGCCATCGGCGACGGCGCAGCACACCCGCTCAGCGAACGATATGCGACGCTTGCTATCGCGCAGGCAGATTATCCGAAGGCCACGGCGCTCACTGAGTCGATCGATTGGCACGCCCATCAGAAGGCTATCGACGCCGCCACCTCAGATGGAGGCGGTATCGTCCATACGCCTCGCGGCAAATTCATAATGTCGCCCTGTCCGGGGCCTCTGAAGTTCCCGCTGTCGCGCGATGAAGCCCTCACTCCGAACGGGCCGAACAATGCCCAGGTCAACTGGATGGGTGACGGCGACCTTATCTCCGTCCTCCAGTGGACCGAAGATATGGGTGCGACACCGAACTCTGCCTATGCCGTCATGTGCGGTCAGCAGGCTGGTGACGCCATCAATCTGCAAGCTGACAGCCGCTACGGCACCACCAACGCGAACGTCAGCTCTGGCTGGTTCAGCAATCTCTCGCTGGTCGGCCCGGCTTACACGAACCTCGGCGGTGTTCATCGCGTAGGTCAGACTGGCTGCAACATGAGCGCCATCTGCTGGGCGTCTCATCGCATGCTGCTCGACGTGAAGATCTCGTGGTTCTATGCCGGCCTCGACATCGTTGGCGATCACACGACTCTGAAGCACGTTCAGCTTAATCGCAACTACTACGGCATGTATATCAACCACAATTCGCCGTACCTCTACGGCGACTTGACCATCGACGACAAGTTTGCGAACGGCAACAACCGGTTCGCCTGTGTCGGCTTCGCCTATGGCGGCGCGATGGGAACTTGGCACATCCGTGGACGACCCTTCTTCGGTACCTCGCCATTCGTCTTCTTCAAGGAGGCGACGCCGTCAAACTGGTCTTCCGGCACCATGCCGCCGCCCCAGCCGGGCTTCCTGTCCGGCTGTCAGGTGGACAGCCTGTTCACGGAAGGCGTGGGCAACGCCGTCATCTGGGACGACAACATCCGCGCCTACGGGTCGACGAATACCTCGACGATCGACAGGTGCAGCTTCAAGCATTTGACCCTCCCGGGTTGGAATGACCAGCTGCGTCTGCCGGCCTACGACCGCTGCTTCATGCTGGTCTGCAATCTCAACGGCGTGACGTTCGAGAACATCACGAAGTGGGAGGCGACGGGCTGCACCCGACCGCTGTTCGACGTCGTTGGAACGATGTACGGCGAGAGCAAGATCACGGGCAACATCGAAGCGCTGATCACCAGCGCGGCGAACGCCGGCCAAGCGCTGCTCTATGCGACGGTTGCGAACGGCGGCTCCGGTCATGCTGTTGGCGACGTGTTGCCGATCTCTGGCGGAACGCCATACGCGGCTGCCACAGTGGCGACCGTTAAGGTGACTGCCGTCAGTGCCGGCGTCATCACCGGCATCGCGGTGCTTAGCAACGGCCTCTATTCGGCTTCGCCGTCTGCAACGTCTGGACAGGGTGTCAGCTCCGGCACAGGCACGGGCGCGACCTTCAACCTGACGATGGCGCCGCAGCAGATCTTCCGCGCGTCGAGCGACTCGAACCTCAAGCGCATGGCGGTTGAGCATATCGGTGGCGACGGCTCAGTTGGCTGCTGGAAGGGACGTTTCTACAGCGTCTACAACGGCAACCCCGTTGTGTCTGGCCACGCCCTGTGCGAGGTGTTCAACGGCGCCAAGCCGGGTCGCGAAAGCGACAACAGTCCGTTCCTGGGCTTCTGCCGCATCACCGCGACCAGCCCGACCAGTGCGATCAACGTTTCGACGATCGCCGCGGATGAGGGAGAGGATCTGCCGTACTTCCCGGCCGGCCCGACGACCCTTCAGACGCTGCACAAGCTGTCAGAGGTCGGTGGCTGCATCACCAACGCCCAGAACATGGGTGACGGTCGTGTCGTCGCTTACCGAACCAGCTCGCTCATGTCCACCCACAAGGGGTATCGTGGCAGCACGTCTCCCAACGGGCGGACCCGCTTCGCCGAAGCTACTGGCGGACCGGCCTATACGTTGGTCTCCAACGACCGCGGTAAGATCAAGCGTCTGAACAGCGCGTCAGTGCAGGTCGCAGGTGGCGGCTTGGGCTCTGGTGGAACCGGTCATTCGGCCGGAGACATTCTGACTGTTGTCGGAGGCACGCTTGCTTCTGGCGGTACCGCCGCGACCCTTATCGTCAAGACGGTATCTGCTGGAGTCGTGACCGAGACGGCTGTCCTCAGCCCCGGAAACTACACCGCGTTGCCGGCCAACCCGGCTGCAACGACCAGCTCCGGCGCAGGAACTGGCGCAACTATCTTCCTGGTGTCGGAGTCTGCTCCGATCGTCGTCACGCTGCCGTCAACCTTTCTGGTCGGGTTCGAAACCGAGCTGTGGCAGGGCTACCTCGGCTCGGTGAGCTGGGTCGGCGCGGCCGGAGCGACCGTTACGGCTGCGGCTGGCGTCACCTCGACCGATGGTCCGAACACGTCAGTGATTGCGACCGTGGTGAACTACGGCGTCGCGGGTATCACGATCGTCAACGGCGGCTCAGGCCACGCTGTCAACGATATCGTGACGATCGGCGGCGGCACGACCGCGCTTAACGGCGTGGCTGCACAGGGCAAGGTCACGAGCGTCAGTGGCGGCGTCATCACGGGTATCGTTCCGTTCACGATGGGCAACTACTGGACCGGTCCGACCGGAACCGTTGCGCAGTCCGCAACGACCGGCTCTGGCACGGGCTTCACCTGCACGGTGACGCTGGGCAACGAGTGGTTCATCCGCCCGTCAGCTCCGCGTCGGCGGACGGTGAACAACCAGACCGCGCCCTACACGCTGCAGCTGGCTGACGATGCCAACACGGTCAATGTGAACGTGGCAGCAGCGGCCAAGGTCTACGTTCGTCCGGATGCTCCGGTCGGGTTCAAGGTCACGATCATCCAGGGCGGCGCAGGTCAGATTACGCCTGCACTGGTCAACGGCGGATCGATCGTCAGCTACACGGGTCTGACGAAGACTGCCGGCCAGTACGCCAAGATCGAACTGGAAGTCTTGAGCAATCCCGGCTCCGCGCCGGTTGTCCAGATTTCCGGGCAGCTCGCCTAACGGCAATGGCCAAGAAGCAGAAGCACGTCAAGCAGGTGTCTAAGAGCACCAAGCTGACCGAGCTGCGGCTTGAGCGCAAGCGGCGACGCAAGCGCAAAGCCGCGGCCGGCTAACCACACCATCCCGGAGCACAGAACAGGGAGCAGGGTAATGAAGCCCTGACCGTCTGCTAGGCCCGGCTGCCAGCGGGGAGTTTCCCTCCTTTCCTTCCCGCTGGCGCCCGACGACAAATCAGCAAGCTGCAAAACGTCGGGCACCATTTCCTTTTCACATACACGAAAGGCCCAGGGCCAATGAAACTCCAATACCTCATCACTCCTGTTGCAGGTCCATCCATTGCCAATCGCTGGATCTTCTCGATCCTGAAGGACGCCGAGGGGAAGCGCCGCATCAGCTTGCTGCCAGAAGTGGCGCAGGATTACGTCGATCGTGGCTGGCTTGTTCTCGATGACGCTTCTCCGCCCGTTGTCATCCCCCCGGCAGAGCAGGCTCCGGAATACGACTTCAAGGGATCGACCGTCCGGAACGCGCGACCGCCGATCAATCGCTACTCCGCAAACCACACCTTGGCGAGTCCGACTGTCGGATCGGACAAGGGCGCCATACTCATCTTCAACAGCGCCTCGGCTGTTGTCGCCACTCTCCCGAAGGATTGGAAAGAGGGCGACGGGTGCGTCATCCGCCGCGCCGGGGCCGGCGATGTTTCCTTCGCGCTTGAGAGCGGAGCCACCAAGGTTCTTCCAGCGTCCCGGAGCGCACACACCAAGGTCGCCGAGCAGCATGGCGAGGTGATGGTTCGCGTCCTCGGCAACGCGGACGGCGCCTCTGCAGTTTGGTCCATCGAAGGGGCGACGGCATGATCATCTTGCCGAACTTTGGGATATCCCGGAGCGCAGGCAATCTGGCACCGGCTATCGCACTCACCTACATGACGCGCCTACAGGACAGCCCGGCTGCGCCGTCCGTCAACCTGGATATCGTGGGGAACTATCTCTACACGATCAACCAGAACAAGAAGCTGCTGATCTATGATCTCTCGACGCCGGCAAACCCGACGCTCGTGGGATCAGTGACCGACACCACTAACCTGAATGGAGCAGGCGGCGTCCGCGTCTCGCCGGACGGCACTCGTGCCTACGTGAGCAACGAAGCCGGCGCCTCGATGACTGTCTGGAACGTCAGCAACAAGGCTGCGCCAACGTTCGTTGCCACCCAGCGCGGCCCGACTCCCGGCACCTCGCTCGCTGGTGCATCAAACCTTCGCCTGAACGCCGCCGGCACGCTGTGCCTTGTGACTACGATCACCCGCAACTCGCTCGCTCTGATCAACGTCTCAAACCCGGCAGTTCCAACCTGGCTCGCTGAAGTGACCGGCCTCAACGGCGCCCGTGACGTCTACCTCTCGAAGGATGAGAAGACGGCGTACGTGACCTGCGACTCGTCCGGCGTCATGGGCGTGGTCGACATCACGAACCCGGCTGCTCCGGTGCTGGTCCGAACCGTCACTGACGCGGCTTACGGCACGTTTGCACGCGGCATCACCATGAACGCGGCCGGGACCAGGCTCTACACCATGGGTCCGAGCACCGCAGGCCTTGGTTGGAAGGGTTCGATCGGCATCTGGGATATCTTGGGCGCCAAGCAGAACAGTCCAACACAAATCTCGGCGTACGTCGGCACTGCCAGCGGCACGCCCGGATATCTTGCAGGCGGTCGCGGAATGGTGCTCTCGCCTGACGAGAAGTATCTGTATGCGGCCTCCGAAGCCGGTGACAGCTTCTCGCTGTTCAACATCAGCAATGAGGCCGCAATTCAGCTCATCGAGATCAATAGGGGCGCTGTGCCTGGAACTGACCTGGACGCGGCGATGGGTCTGAAGGTCAAGGCCGGATACGCCTACATCTCGTGCTACGGGCAGGCGGCTTCTCCGGCTGGCCGCGGCATCGCAATCGTCAAGGTGGACCCGTACTACGGGACGCCAAACTAATAGGTGGCATACGGCTCCGGTAACGGATGTCCGCTCTAACGGGTAAGCCAGCAGTCCCGTAGTCCTCGTAATTCCGCACCCGCGCAAACCCGACTGATCCTCGGAACGCATGCGGTCGAGGCATAGGATGATCGACTTCTGGATTGGATCATCCCCACCTCAGCGCCGTCCGTAGCAGGCATCCCCAGCGACCGTAAGGGCAGGGGACCAAAGCGCGGACGGCGCGCTACTTTCCTCGGTCCAGCCGAACGTCACCTGATGACATAGGGGTGGCTGGTTAAACAGGAGCCATGCGTCCAACCGAGCGCTCGCGCGAGCGAGCATCGCCCGTCATCGTATTCCGGTGACGGGCACCAATTCAGGAGACATCTCATGGGGCGCAGAGCCCGCGGACGCTATCGATGCAAGTGCGCTCACTGCCTCGGCATCGATCGCACGAAGCTCATAAAGCGCTTCGAAGCAAAACTCGTCGAAGAGGCTCTCCTCCCCGACGAAGAGAACATCTTCGACTCCTGGTACGACTGGGAGAAACACTACGATCTGCCTGGGTAGCTCAGTGGTAGAGCAGCGGGGTCATAATCCGCATGTCGCAAGTTCAACTCTTGCCCCCGGCACCATCTACGGCTCCCCGATAGGCTCTGCCTGGGGGATGGAAAAAGGCGCACCGTATGGGCGCCGGCCGCATCTAAGCCGCAAGGCGCACGCTCCCCGCGTCCCGACGACTGGTCAGTCCGTCGCTTGAAGAAATCGGGTGGGGACAAATTCAACTTGCGTCGGTGAGCCCGCGGGGGTGGCCTGGTCTCCAAAACCAAGGTCCGAGAGTTCAACTCCCTACACCGGCGCCAACATTCAGGACCGTCATGTTTTTCTCTATCCTGCTGGGCCTCGTGCCCAAGCTCGGGTCGTGGTTTGTCGACTATCTGGGTAAGCGGTCCGACAACGAACTCGAGAAAATCAAGGCCACGATCGGCGGCGACGTCCAGCTGAACGTTGCCGAGCTGCGCTACAAAGTCGAGATCGCCCGGATGGCGGCCGACATGCGCAAGGACGATCGCGAGCACTGGTTCACCGCGTGGATGGTGCCGTGCGCCTTCTCGATCTTCATCATCCACATCGCCGCTGTCGTGTTCGATAGCATCCCTCTGTTCGGTCACGAGGTCGGAAGCTGGCAGGTCGCCAAGCTGCCGGGCCTGTATGCCGACATGCAGTACAACATCGTGATGACGATCTGCGGCGTCGCCGGGGTCGCGTCAATCAAGAAGATTTTCTCCCGATGAAAGCCATCACCGACTCCACCGCGGTCTCCGACGTATTCGAGGCCGGAAGGCCTGTGGTCATCAAGTTCGAAGCAAAGTGGTGTGCGCCATGCAAGGCAATGACTCCCGTCCTCCTCGACATCGAGAAGGAATACGGCCAGCGCGTTCCATTCTTCACGGCCAACGTGGAGCATTGCCAGAGCGTGGCACAGCTGCTGCAGGTCTCCCAAATCCCGGCTCTTTTGGTGGTCGCAAACAGAACAGTCCTGGCCAAGCGCGTCGGCTCCGCTTCCAAGCAGGAAATCGTGCAGTGGCTACGTCAGGCAATTCCAGGCCTAAGAGATGACCGCTGAGCACAGGGAGAGGTTCGTCGTCGACTTCGAGTCGATGTCGATCGTCTACGAGGGCGGCTTCTCGGTTCCGATCGTCGGCATGATCGACCGGTTCGACATGGAAACCGACGACCCCGATGAAGCTGAGGAAATCCTCATCAAGATGCCGCCCGATGGGTTGGTCTTCGTCATGCTGATGGACGACATCAACGCGGTGATCGACCGCACCGGAACGGCCTAACAAACAAGAAGAAGAACAATGACCGATTTACCGCCGCGTCGCCGAGGACGGCCGACGAATGAGGAGAAGGCTGCCCGCGAGGCTGCAGTCAAGGCGAAGTCCGAAAAGGACGCTCAGGAAACTGAGTTCCTGGACGATGTTCTCGCCCAACCAATCAAGCGCCGCGCCCCGCAGGCGAGGATCCAGCCGGACGACGAAACGCTCCGCACCATCGGTGAGCTTGGCAAGTTGTTCTGTACCCAAGAGGAGGTTGCCGCGGTGCTCGGCGTGTCCCGGCGGACATTCCAGACGTTCATCTCGGAGTGCCAAGAGGCTCGTGACGTTTGGGATGACGGCCTGATGCACGCCAAGGTCTCGCTGCGCCGCAAGCAGCTCGCGCTCGCCGACAAGAACGCGCCGGCCGCGATCTTCCTCGGCAAGAACTACCTCGGCCAGAAGGACGAGAGCACCACCAACATGAACATCTCCAAGCCCGTCGCGGAAATGAGCGAAGCGGAGCTGATGGAAATCGCCATGCGAAAGTCTGGCTCGGCGCCGCCGTCCAAGCCTGAGACCAAGACGGAGCGCGTCCACTGACAATGCAAGGGACTGACCGATGATCAAAGACCAGAAGCGGTCCCGCGCAATGATCGAGGATATCCGAAGACAACGCCAGGGGGTGATTGAGCAACGCCTTTGGCAGTCGAAAAACTTCTCTGAGGGCAAGCGTGAGGTTCCGGTTGATCCGGCGCCCGCGCCTGCACCGGAGTCGGAGCTACCCGAACCAGACCTCGTCGAGGTCGAACCACCGAAAGAGGAAAAATTCACCATGGGTCTCCCCCATCTCGTTATCGTCGGCGCTGACAAAGGCGGCGTTGGCAAGACCACCGTTTCTGACACCGTTCTCGGCTACTTCGCCGCACAGGGCGTGGACGCTCGCGCGATCGACACCCAGATGCCCGCTGGCAATCTGATCCGCCGCTACCCCGCCGTCACCGAGGTCATCGACCTGGCCAGCTCAGACGGCCAGATCAAGGTCTTCGACTCTCTTGGCAAACATGCCGTCACCGTGATCGACATCCAGGCGGGCTTGCTCTCGCCGACGCTGACCCTGCTCAGCGAGATCGGTCTGCTGTCCATGGTCCAGGACGGCAAGATGAATGTGACCGTGATGCACGTCATCGGCAGCACGGTGCAGTCGCTCAGCGAGATCGAAGGCGCCGCCAAGATCATCGCCGGCTCGCGCCACTTCATCGTCAAGAACCACTCGAACGACGCCGCGTTCTTCGACGGCCTCAACGTGTCGACCGAAGCTCTGAAGATCGGCACAGCTCTGATCGACATCCCGAAGCTCGACCCCCGCGCCACCGAGTACGTGGACGCCGCAGTCGAGAAGGGACTGACCGACGCGACCTCATTCGCCGGCTACGCCAAGAGCGGAGACTCCTTCGTGATGAAGGGCAAGGTCGGTCACTGGCTGAAGGGCGTGTTCGCCCAATACGATACGGCCAAGCTGAACATCGCTTAAGCCTTAACGAGAACAAGCCCCCTGACGGGATCGACCGCGGCAGCCGGAAGCGCAAGTTACCCGGTGGCGGTCGACCGCAACACTAAGTCCTGAATTAACAGGACGATCCGCTAGGCCAGCGGGCGTGGGGTCCTCCTTTTCGCGCTTCGGCGCACGCACGGGTGAAAGCCCGTGGGCTGCTCCTGTGGGACAGCCCTCAAACTGACGCGGTGGCCGAGCGGCCAGGCAGCGGATTGCAACCCCGCGGAGGCTGGTTCGACTCCGGCCCGCGTCTCCAGTCACACCCAACAACAAGAAGAACAAAGAGCATGTCAACGCTGACGACGCAGTACCAAAAGATGCAGATCGACGACGCCCGACTGATCACCGTGTCTGACCTGGTTCAGGGTACGGATGGCGTCTGGGTTCGCACCATCCGCTTCTATGGCGATCCCATCACCAACGGCGCGCCCACTGCGTTCGCCGAGATCGTGATGCGCTCGGACAACCAGGTGGACCTGGAGATCCAGGCCCCGGGCTTCAAGTACTGATCCTTTTTCACTCTGGTCGAGTTGCCGCTTCGGGGGCATTAGCGCGCAGCGCCTCGACCGGAGTCTAAACTCCGGAAATCATTGTGAACGACCTAATCGACGTGTCCCCTGAGGATGCGGCGGCCGAAATCCTGCGTCGTAGGAGGGGCCGCGAACGCCTCATCCCCTTCACAGAATACACGCTACCCAAATACAAGGCTGACCCCTTCCACAATCTCGTTGCCGACAAGCTTGAGGCTGTCGAGCGCGGCGAGATCAAGCGGCTGATGCTGTTCGCTCCGCCGCGGCACGGCAAGTCGGAACTGTCGACCAGGCGTTTCCCGGCCTACTTCATGGCCAGGAACCCAGACAAGAACGTGATCTCGGCGTCGTACAACGGCGACTTCGCGACCACGTTCGGACGCGACGTCCGCAACATCGTCAAGGGCAAGGAGTTCGCGACACTCTTTCCGGACACCAAGATCCGCAGCGACAACCGCGCTGCTGACGAGTGGGAGCTGGAGCAGGGCGGCAAATACTTCGCGGTCGGCGTCGGCACCGGCACCACTGGTAAGGGCGCCCATCTCTTCCTGATCGACGATCCGATCAAGGACCGCAAAGAGGTCAACTCCGCCAACTTCCGTCAGGACCAGTGGGACTGGTACCGCGACGTCGTTTACACCCGTCTCGAAGAGGACGCCGCAATCGTCCTCACGCTGACGCGGTGGCACTACGACGACATCGCCGGCCGCCTCATCGAGCTGATGAACGACAAGAAGGGTCTCCCTTGGGAAATCCTCTATCTTCCGGCGCTGCCCTACACCACCAAGATCAAACGCGAAGATGGCACTGAAGAGCTGATCCTCAACGAGGATGGCACGGTCCCTGGCGATCCTCTCGGCCGAAAGCCGAAAGAGCCGCTCGCGCCGCGACGCTTCTCCTACAACGCGCTGATGGACCGCCAGGACGTTCTTGGCGAGAGGTCATTCGCTGCGCTGTATCAGCAGAAGCCGATGGCTGACGACGGCGGCATGTTCAACGCCGCGTGGTTCGAGAACCCGGCTGAGCTGCCCGCCAAGCGTGTCCGCGTGCGTGCGTGGGATTTGGCGGCATCAGCTGATGGCGACTACACGGTCGGCGTCCTGATGTCGAAGGACTCCAACGGCATCTTCTACATCGAGAACGTGGTCCGCATGCGCGGCACCCCACTCGAAGTCGAGAAACTGATCTTCGACACCGCCAAGAACGACGGCCGGTCTGTCCAGATCATCCTCCCGCAAGACCCTGGCCAGGCTGGCAAAGCCCAGGTGCAGAGCTTCATTCGCCGGCTCGCCGGCTACATCGTCAAGGCCGTCCGCCCTACCGGACCAAAGGAAACCCGTGCTGCCGCATTCGCTGCGCAGTGCGAGGCAAAGAACGTGAAGATGGTGAAGGCTCGTTGGAACGACTGTTTCACCGATGAGCTGGAGACGTTTCCGCTTGGTGTCAATGACGACCAAGTGGACGCAGCCGCCGACGCATTCAACGCACTCCTCGGTCCGCGCAAGGCCGCGGTCCTTGACTGGTAACGTCAGGACCACCCCGCCAAATGGCTGCTACCCAACAGATCAAATACACCCCGTCCCCCAAGACGGGTAACCCCGGCATTTTGTCTTCGGCTGCCGACACGATGCAGACGCGGACGGCCATGCTGCGTGCCGTCTATGGCGGCACCGAGACCATGCGTGCAAAGGGCGCAGAGTTCCTTCCGCAGTACGAGAAGGAGTCGGACACCCGATACGCTGCGCGCCTGGCTTCGACCTTCGCGTTGAACAAGCTGCGTGAGGCCGTCGACGCTGCGTCGGCGAAGCCGTTCCGCACGCTGCTCAAGCTGGTCGACAACACCGACCAGAACCTCGACGCCTGGGTGCAGGACATCGACTTGCAGGGCAATCACCTGCACGTCTTTGCCCACCAATTCTTCAACAACGCTCTGCTCGACGGCATGTGCCACATCATGGTGGACCATCCGGATACCTACAACATGAAGAGCCTCGCCGACCAGAAGGCGTCCGGCGCTCGCCCGTTCATGAAGATGTACAAGGTCGACGATGTGGCCGCTGCCTATGACATGTATGTCGGCGGCGACACCAAGACCGTCCACGTCCGCATCCGCAGCCAGCGCGCTGACCGCGAGGGCTTCAAGGAGGTCCTCTACAATCAGATCCGAGTGATCGAGATTGACCCCGGAAAGACGTCCGGCATCGTGCAGCTCTGGGAGCAGAAGGCTACCTCGGGTGGTTCGAACTGGGACTTCGTCGAAGAGACCCCTCTGCCGAACATGGCGGAAGTGCCGTTCGTGACCATGTTTGCCGGTGAAAAGGAAGCCGACTATCAGGTCCGGCCGACCTTCATCGATCTCGCCTACAAGCAGATCGAGCACTGGATCTCTTCCTCGGACCAGCGTTCGATCCTCTCGGCGGCGCGCTTCCCGATGCTCGCTTGCTCGGGCGTGCAGATCGACCCCGATGAAGAGTCGCAGTTCGCGATCGGACCGTACAAGGTGCTCTACTCGCCGGAGGCCAATGGTCGCTGGTATTACGTCGAGCCCCGCGGCACGGCGATCGAGAGCGGCTTCAAGGATCTCGACCGGCTCGAAATGCAGATGGACATGATGGCGCTCAACCCGGTCACGGGCACGCACCGTCAGTACGTTCCGCAGAACGAGCGAGACATCCAGGAGACCCGCGTTCACTCGGTCGTCCACGACTTGGCGATCGGCTGCCAGGACGCGCTCGAACGCTGCATCCAGTTCATGGGGCAGTGGACCGGCTCCGACTACAGCCAGGTCAAGGCCATCCTGAACACCGAGTTCTCGAACACAAAGGACCGCCTGCTCGAAGTCGCTCAGCTGGTCAAAATGTGGGAGGAGCGCGGTCTGTCCCGTGAAGTGCTGCTCACCGAGGTTCGCAATCGCAACCTCTTGGGCGACGACTTCAATCTGCAGGACGAGCTGGCATTCTGGAAGGTCGTCGACGAGGCGAATATGTCCGCGGCGGACGGCATGCTGCCCGGCCGGTGGACCCAGGCCGACCCGACGAAGGAGCCGGCTGGCGGATCGACACCCGCGACCCCTGCAAATGCAAAGGGCACCGGAACTCCGGCCGCTCCCAAGACGTTCGACTTCCCGAACGGCCAGACCCGGCCCACGAAGCAGATCTAGCTTCGTTTCCACCAAGTTTGCACTGCGAAAGCAAATATCGTTGACTCAGTGCAAACGATCATGCTACCAGCCCCGTCCCATGGCCGACCTGACCCTGAAGCTCGAAGCGACCGAATACCGGTGCGAACCCTGCACGTTGCAGCAGGGCACGCCCGTGCGGGAACTCGTGCGGATGATCCCCAAGTCGGTTGTGGTTTTCGGGAAGCTGGTAGGGCCGGAGTATTTCTGTTGCCCGATCTGCTTCGAGCCCAAGTTCGACGTGAAGACGAGGAAGCCGGTCAGTGCAAAAGCCAAGGTGGCAGAGGATTCTGGAGCTGGAGGACGCGGCAAGGAACGGATCCATGTCGTCAAGTGACATCCCCCCGCCGATGCCGGCTCAGTCGCTTGTGCCGCAGACCGATCCCGTCGTTCGTCTGGCGGCTAAGGTCTACCTGGCCCAAGCTCTGGCTCCTGTCATAACGCTGGTCCTGGTCGCGGGCTTAGTGATCTGGTTCCTCCGCTCCTGAAGGGGCCGAACCGGCCCATTTGCATTTTCTTGAAGAGAGGGGTTGACAGAAGGGGGGTACCTGTGCTTAATCATTTGCTTGAATGCAAATGGAGTGACCGTGAAGCTCTTCACCCGCCGCAGCGCCCTCGCCGAAGCATTTCACCTGCCTCTTTGGGGTCAGGCGGCTGAGGAGGTTCCGCCCCATTGGCTGATCTCGCGACTGCAAACGGGTGATCTGGCGATCAATCGCCTGGGCGGCATGACCATGCACACGCAGTGGGGCGTGCAAGAGAGCGCCGCAGGAGACTACGTGCTCCTGTTTGCCGACAATTCCATCGGGTTCGAAAAGCCCGAGACGTTCGAACGAGACTTCGAACCCTTCACGTCCGAGCAGCTCAAAGCCGCCGCGTGACCACACACTGACAGCACCGTCGCAAGGCGCTGCTTCCCCTACAGAGCCCGCTCAGGACCGTCCTGGGCGGGTTTTTCTTTGGGCCTGCGCCTTCGTGGCTGCGGCCGAGAACCCTATCCAATCGCGCTCCCACTTCGGTAGAGCGCGGTTTCAGCGGTCTCAGTTCGCATCCCGCACAAGACGAACAGAGATACCCAAGAGCGCGCCGCACGCCCGCGCCACCGCAGAACAATTCCTTTGGAGAGTAGCCAAGTAGGTAAGGCAGCGCACTGTTACTGCGCCTACCGCAGGTTCGAATCCTGCCTCTTCAGCCACCAACACCAATTCGCCAGCAATGACCAACCGACGCCGGGACGGCTTCGGACGGTCGCTGCCGGCAACTCTGATTCCCCGAGTCCTCGGGGATATCACCGGCCCACCAGGCGGGACGCTTGGACGGGCCTTTTATCACGAGGGGCGGGATGCCCCGCATTTCCCGGGATGGGTATGCTCAAAGCAGTCGTTAAAGATCTCAATGAACTCGATGAGGGCCTCCGCGGCTATTACGTGCAGAAGGACAACCAGTTCTTCCTGAACGTGACGGCGGTCGACGGTTTCCAACTCGACAACACCACCGGCCTGAAAACCGCCTTGGGCAACGAGCGTAACAACGTCTCGATCCTCAAGGAGCAGCTCAAGCCGTATGAAGGCCTGGACGCTACCGCGGCTCGCACCGCGATCGAGCGTATCGGCGCTTTCGGTGAAATCACGCCCGAGGCCGCCAAGACGGCGCTCGAAACGGCACAACGACTGTCAGCTCTCGATCCCACGAAAGAGGCTGAGACGATCGCTGCCACCAAGGTCGAGACCCTGAAAGGTCAGCTCACCGCGCAGTTCAATCTGCGTGAGACCGAGCTGGTCGGACAGGTCAACGGCCAGAAGGCGACGATCGAAAGCCTGACGGGGCAGCTTCAGACGGTGATGGCCGATGGCCAGATCAAGTCCGAAGTCGCCAAATCCAACCCACTGGACGACGCGCGGGATGCCGTCGAGCTTCTGGTGAGCAAGTACGTCCGCACGTCCATGAAGGACGGGAAGGTCGTCGTCGAGGTCATTGACCAGAACGGCGTCCCCCGCATCAAGGACCACACGGGCGCCGCGTTCGAAGTCGCCGATCTCGTCGCTGAGATCCGCGAGAGCCGCGCAGGTCTCTTCAAGCCTGACGAGAAGCGCGGTCTGGGGACCAACCCCGGTTCGGGTACCAATCCGCCGGCAGGTGGGGTCGTGAACCCCTGGGCCGCGGAGACCCGAAACATGACCCAGCAAATGTTGCTGGAAAACACCAAACCCGAATTGGCCAAGCAGCTCAAAGCAGCGGCCGGCGTGAAGGACTAAGTCCTCCCGCCTTCCCAACATGCAGGCGCCCGGATTCTGTCCGGGCGTTTGCTTGAATGCAAAAGCTGCAGCCAGTCCACAACAACAAGAGTGAGAAATGACTGCAACTGCTCTCGCGGACATGATCGTCCCGACCAAGTTCAACAAGTACGTCCAGGTTCTTTCGACGCAGAAGTCGGAACTGTTCACGTCGGGGATCATCACCGACCTGTCCAGCGTCATCGACGCCGAGATCGAAGGCAAGACGGTCAACATGCCGTTCTTCAACGACCTCGACGCCTCCGACGCCGAGCAGGTGCTCGACGACACCACCGACCTGACCGTTGGTCACATGACGACCGGCCAGGACGTGGCCGTGAAGCTGCTGCGCGGTAAGGCCTTCGGCTCGACCGACCTGGCGGCCGACCTGTCCGGCGCCGACCCGATCGATGCCATCGCGAACCGTTTCGCCGACTGGTGGAACAAGCGCATGCAGACCGCTCTGCTCTCGACCCTCACGGGCGCGATGGGCTCGGCCGGCATGGCTGCGAACGTCAACGACATCTCCGCGCTGACCGGTGGTGCCCAGTACTTCGACGCCGACTCCTTCATCGACGCGGCCTTCTTGCTCGGTGACGAGCAGGGCGGTCTGAACGCCGTCGCGGTCCACTCCCTGACCCTCAAGGCGATGGTGAAGGCCGACCTGATCGACTTCGTGCCCGACAGCCAGGGCAAGCTGACGGTCCCGACCTACCTCGGCAAGACTGTCATCGTCGACGACGGCATGCCCGTCTCGGGTTCGGGCGCGACCCGCGTGTTCACCTCCTACATCTTCGGCCCCGGCGCGATCGGCTACGGCGAGCGCTCCCCGAAGGTTCCGGTGGAGGTCGAGCGCCAGGCTCTGAAGGGCATGGGCCAGGAGTACATCGTGAACCGCCGTCAGTGGGTCATGCATCCCCGCGGCGTGAAGTGGCTGGGCGGCACCCAGGCCGGCGTGACGCCGTCCAACGCCGAGCTGGCGACCACGACCAACTGGCAGCGCGTCTACGATCCGAAGATCGTCCGCATCGTCGCCTTCAAGCACATGCTGGCGTCGTAATCGTCTCTGACGGTTAGCTGAAACACAAGACCCTCCTCGGGAAACCGGGGAGGGCTCTTTGTGACTCTGGAGACATTCATGATTGGAACGAAGGGTTTTCGCACCCGCGAGGCAGCTGCGTATCGCAAGAACCGAACGCATCGGCTGACTTCGGAAGAGGTCAGAGAGGCCCGCTTCGCCAACCTGCACGGCAATGTCGAGCAGTCTGAAGCGACGGTAGCGCCCGCCGCTGAGCCGGTCGAACCCAAAACGGCCGAGGTCGTGGAAGCGACCGATCAGACCGAGCAGACCGACACCACTGACGAAGTGGCCGGCGACGAGAACGCCGACGAAGCTGGTGACGAAGCCGGCGACGAAACCGGTGACGAGGCTGGCGACGAAGACGGGGACGAAGACGAAGGCGAGGCTGATGCCGGCGCCGACAAGTCCAAGACGACCGCTTCGAAGAAGAAGAAGGCCAAAGGCAAGGCCAAGAAGTAAGGACCTGTGATGGGCTACGCGACCAAAGAGGACATCGACGAGCTTTACGGCACCGACCTCCTAGTGCGCGTAGCCGATTACGACCGAGACGGAACGCCGGACCCTGCCGTTGTGGCGAAGGGGCTGGAGGGCGCCGACGAGATCTGCGACGCCTATCTGTCCGCTCAGTATACGATCCCAGTCGTCCCCACGCCCGGCGTGGTGAGGAACTGTGCGATCGACATCGCCATCTACAAGATGGCGCTGGGCCGCACCAGCCGCACCGACGAGATGCGGGTGCGATATGAGGACGCTCTGGCTCTGCTGGAGAAGATTTCAACCGGCAAGGTTGGCCTCGGCCTGCCGCCGACGACCGTCGACAATGGCGACGGCACGACCACAACGACCGATCCGAACGTCAAGCGCTCGGGAGGCTCGTTCGACTGCGGGAGGGCCTGATGGCCGACCTGCAAGTCAAGATCGACTCCGGCGACCTCCGCAAGCTCAACAAGCGGATCGCCGGCCTGCTGCATGACACGCTCCACCTGGAGGAAGTCTACGCAGCAGCTGCCGAGTACATGAAGCGATCAACGGTCAACCGCATCGTGCGGAGCAAGACCGGGCCTGACGGCGAACGTTGGGCGGCGCTCCGCGACGTCACCATCAAGCTCCGGAACGGAAGCGACAGCGTCCTGTTCGACAGCGGTGAGTTGTCCAGGGGCATTCAGATCCAAGACATCAGCCACGACGGCTTCGTGCTCAGCTCCACGGCCCTGAACAAGCAAGGCGAGTCCTACTCGTCCTACCTGCAGGACGGTGTGAAGCGGACGCGAGGCATGATCAAGGGCAAGCGGATCCCGCCGCGCCCGTTCATGGGCTTCTCGGACGAGAACAAGCGACGGATCTCCAAGATGATCCGCGATTATCTGGCGCATGGAGGCGACTGATGAGCAAGATCGTCGACTTCCGCAACCGGATCATCGACTTTGTCAAAGCCCTGTACCCCGACATGGATGTCGACTGGTACGACGGCCAATTCGACGAGCACGACATCGCAGAGTGGACGGTAAAGACGCCGTCCGCCCGTGTCGCTGTGATGAACTCGACCGGAGACCACGAGGTTACCGGAGAGTTGAACGCGCGGCTCCGTGTCGTGATCGTCATCATCGACGAGAACAGGTTTGTCGCCCTTGATGGCGACGCCCGTGCCTGGGAATACGTCGAGACCATCGCCATCGAGGCGAACCTCAATAAATTCGGCGACCCGAATGCGGCGCCGGCAACCATGGTCAAGTTCCGCAGGCTCAGCCAGCCAGTCCTCCGCCGCGAAGGCGTGTCGATCGGCGTCGTGGAATGGGAGAGCGATCTCACCATCGGCCATAACCGAGTCCTCGCCCGCGACTTTTTCTACGACCCTGCCACCGGACAGCGCATCAACCAGCTGCCGCGGTCCAATCACACGCGCGGCCACGTCCACATGGCGGACGGCAAGCAGAACGACGAGCAGACGGACTTCACTGTCGAGGAGTAACAATGAGGGCACTTCTGTCGATCGAGCGACGCATGCAGGATCTCGAACGCAAGTTCGAGAACAAGGAGCGCCTCGGTAAGGTCGTCCAAGTCAAGTACGAGAAGGACCGCTGGTACGTCAAAATGAATGACGGCCAGGACCAGACCCCGAGCGGGTCTCAGTCCAACGCTGACCCCATGGGCGGCGAGGGCACTGTCCGCAGCGACTGGCAGCCGTGGCAGAGCTTCTCTCACGGCACTATGAAGTTCTCCGTGCCCCCGAAGGTTGGTCAGGAAGTCCTGATGCGGTCTGTCGGCGGACAGGCTGAGCTATCGACCGTCGAGCCCTTCCACTACGGTCCGAAGACCCCGTCCCCGCACGGCAAGCAGGACGAGTCAGTCGGCCTGATCCACGAGAAAGAGGATCAGCAGCACTGGCAGCACCAGACCAAAGACACCAATCATCTGATCATCAAGTCCAAGAAGAAGTCCGGCGGCATTGGCGGCCTGGGCGACATCGGCGGGCTCGGTGACCTGGCCGGCATGGGTCAGCTGGCAGGCCTGAGCGGCATGGACTTCTCCAGCATGCTCAGCGGCCTCGGCGGCCTGGACCTCGGTGCGCTTGGCAACATCGCCTCGCTTTCCAGCCTGGGCAACCTCGCGAACCTCGATATCTCGAGCCTGGCGAACCTCTCGCAGCTGGCGAGTGTTGTGCCGCAGCTCGGCAATCTGTCGCAGCTCACCAACATCGCCAGCATCGGCAACATCGCGAAAATGTCGGGCCTCCCCGACCTCGCCCAGCTCGGCAACATCCAGGGCATCGCAAGCCAAGTCACTTCCGGCAACCTTCTAGGTTCGGTCGGGAGCATGATTGGCGGCGGCGCTGGTGGCGGTGCCGGAGTCCCGGCGGCGATGGGCGGCCAGCAGAAAGAAGACGCGCCCAAGCTTCCCGAAGTGCCGGAAGAGGGCGACGACGGCGTCACGCAGATCAAGTCGACAAAGGAGTTCATCCTCAAGACGGTCGGCAAGAGCAAGTCGTACTACCGGCAGGACGAGAAGCTGGTCCACATTCGGTTCGGTGAGGACAAGGCCAAGGCCGACATTCTCATGGACGAGAACCAGGTCAAGATCCAGTTCAAGGACAAGAAGGCCGTCGTCACCTGGAAAGAGGACCAGCTGAACGTCACCTACGGCGAAGACCAGTCGAACATCAAACTGTCCGACGAGGAGATCGTCATCACCCAGGGCAAGGACGCCTCACGGGTCACGATCCAGCAGGAATACGTCGAAGTGAAGGGCGCCAATGAGTGCGCTGTCGGCGTGGACGGTCGCTGGGTCAACATCAGTCAAACGCGAGTCAATCTCGGAGTGAGCGGCCCGAAAGAGCAGGCTCAATTCAAGGTCATGACGGAGGGTGGTCCATCCGAAAGGGTCTGGGCCAACATCTCCTAACGAAAGAGACCAATGATCAAGAAAAAGAAAAAGTACGTGGTCGCTGCGCCGTTTTGGCACGACGGCATCCTTCTCGCGAAGGACTCCGTTATCTGGCTCTTCCCCAAGGAAGCCAAGTACCGGGCGCACGCGCTGACCGAGGAGCAGACGACCGCATCCTCGGAGCCCGCCGCTCCCGCTGCCGAGGCCAAGCCAGTCAAGCGCAAGCCCTCCACGGCTGTTGTTGTGGAGGAGGCGCCGGCCAATGGCGACGACAACGTCAACTGAGCACCTCATCGACGTCGACCGCTTCACAGGGGCGTTGATCCAAGGCTGGGATCGTATCAGCCAGAGCATTTACGTCATCCTCACCACCAGGCTGCGCACCAGGTTGATGCGCCAGTGGTGGGGATCGAAGTTCATCGACATGCAGGACAAGCCTGGCAACCAGGAAGTCCTGATGGCCGGCATGATGGCGGCGATTGCCGCGATCAACAGCTATGAGCCCGAGTTCAAGGTGACGCGGGTCTCGATCGATGAGTTCGATGCTTCAGGGGAGATCACGATCACCATCGAGGGTGTCGACCTCGTTGATGCCGCACTCAAGCGGGTCAAAGTAAACATCTAGCGAGGGTCCAATGCCCAACTACACGTCGCCCGCGCTGTACATCGACTTCGCGCGACTGCCGCCCCCGGACGTCATTGAGACGATCGAATACGAGAGCCTGGTCCAAACCTATAAGGACCAGGTCCTCGCCAAGAACAGCAAGCTCGCGGCGGCTCTGAACCTGGAGCAGTCACCCACCAACATCATCCTGGAGGCTGAGGCCTACGGCGAAATGCTGGTGCGGGCCCGCGTCAACGCGGCGGCTCGCGCCGTCATGCTGGCCTTCTCCAAGGGGGCAGACCTCGACAATCTTTCCGCATTCTTCGGCGTCGAGCGCGCCGCGGGCGAGACTGACGACAGCCTCCGCCGCCGCGCGCAGATGGCCCCTGAGGCCTTCACGACCGCCGGCTCGGAAGGTGCCTACATCTTTCAGGGCCTGACCGCCGATCCCGTCAATGTTCGGGACATCACCGCGGTCAAGATGAACGACAAGGGCGGCGTCAGGATCTGCGTAATGGCCTCCGGAAGCAATCCGGTGCCGGCCACCGACGTCATCCTGAAGGTCCGCGACCGCCTCAATTCGAAGGGCATCAAGCCGCTCACCGACGTGATCAGCGTCGTGCCGGTCAAGGTGATCCGTACAAAGATCGTCGCGAACATCTCGCTCTATCCCGGCCCGGACGCAGCATTGGTCATGGCAGACATCGGCACCGCCCTGAGCAAGGTGCGCGCTAACGTCTCGCTGATCGGCCGCGATCTCACCCGGTCCGCAGTCATTTCAGCCCTCAACCAGGAGGGTGTTCAGTCCGTCGATCTGATCTCGCCGGCCGAAAACGTCGTGATCGACACTGACCAGTGCGCCCTCATCGAGAGCGCCGCGATTACGCCGCTTCAGCTCAGGGTGGAGTAAGTCATGGCGACGTTTCCGACGCGCCGGATGGATCACATCCTGGCGCCGAACGCTACCGAGTACGAGCGCACGCTGGCTTCTCAGGTCGATCGTCTGCTCGATCTGAACATTCCGATCCGGCTCCTTTGGAACCCTTGGGAATGTCCGGAGCACCTGCTGCCTTATCTGGCATGGGCTCTCTCGGTCGATCTCTGGGACTCTTCTTGGCCGATCACCAAACGTCGAAGCGTCGTCGCGAACGCCATCAAGCATCATCGCCTGAAGGGCACGCTGCAAGGCATTGAGACCTATCTCGATCTCGTGGACAGCAAGCTGCTGAAAGCAACCACGCCGCCGGCCACACTGTTCTCCGGCCCGTCGCTGACGAAAGATCAGCGCGAAGCCTGGCTCGCCAAGCTGCCGCAGGTGAGGGTGTGGAATGAGTACGAAAATTCGACTGACGGCTATCGGATGTTCATGGGCGGTCAACGCGCCCATCGCTTCCTGAACGGCAAGTTCCCATATCCGAATGGAGCTGAAAGCCGCGCCGCTCGCCGAGCGCGTTGGGTCGTTAACGGCACAGAGACAGACACCAAGGTCGACAATTTCGGGGCCTACTTCCGGCTCTTCATCAAGACCCGGTTGCCTTACTCTCTCTTCTGCAACACTCCAATGCGGCAGAAGAAGAAGTTCCCGATCCCGTCCACCGCTTTCAAGCGGGTGGTGACGATCGAGCCGATCCAAACGGCGCCATGGCGTAGCACGGTCGGCCCTCAATTGGAGCCGGTCCAGGCGCAAGCCGAAATGGTCACGCAGCCCGGTCACGACACCGGGGTCGCAGTTTACTCCAACAGGGTGAACTACAAGAAGCATTTCGTCCCGTCTCGCGCCGGCACCCGCGTTTTCCTGCGCTACCCGGTGTACGACGCTTCGGTCGAATACCCGGCAAAACGACCCTCGATCCAGTTCATGGGCGTTGGCCGATACGGCATCAAGCCGAAGACGGCCGAGTTGAAGGTCGCGATGTCAACGAAGTGGAGCCGGTACAAGGCTCGCCTCAACGACACCTTCGTGCCCAGGTCCCGCTTCTGGACTCCGCATGATGGAACGCTGATGGCGAAGAACAGGCAGGCGATCATCGCCGCCAAGCGCCTCTCCGACCAGATCGTGCTCGACACCAACACCAAGCCTGGGTTTATCGCCGGCCTGCCTCGCTGGGCAGGCGATCCCATCGTCATCTGATCATAAACCGATGCACATAGGCCCATCCTTCCGCGGGGGAGGGTGGGCGTCTTCGTGCGCAACGAGAGACCTTCAATGGACCGCAAAGTAATCTTCCGCGACTATCAGGAGCAGGTCGCGACCGACCACAATAACCTGCAGGACTACGTGCAGGCGGCGATGGACAACATCGTTTCCGACGCGGTGAGCGCCAGCCGGAAGTATTCCGGCCTGATGGTCTCCAAGACCGGCCAGGTCGAAGTCACCATCGGTGCAGGTCGCATTTACGACATGGGCGCAGTCTACGGACGCCGCTCTGTCCTGACGCAGTCGCTCGCCACCTACGTGGCCGCCGCTGCCCGCCGCATCGTCACCGTCTCGGCCTTTGGCCAGGAAACGGAGACGGACATCGAGACGCGAGACTACCTGACCGACGTCGACACCGGCACGGTTGAGCCGCGCGCTGTGTCCATGACGGACTCCCGCGACGTCCAGTTGGTCTTCACGGCCGGCGCAGAGGCTGCTGACCCGGTCCCCCCGGCAATTCCCGCGACCCACGTCGTGATCGCCAATGTGATGCTGGACACCACGCAGGTCATCTCGATCGACATGCAGGACCAGAACGCGGTCGTTTCGACCGACGCTCTCGACCTCCGCACCGATCTGCTGGAAGCCTTCCGCTCCATCATCGAGCCGCGCGTTACCTCGCTTGCGTCCGATCTTGCGGACCTCGCCAACCGCGTCACCGGCCTGAGCAGCCAATCCGATCTGTCCCGCGTGTACCTCGATCTGGCGCGCGTGAAGGAGAGCCTGCGCTATCCGGACGACGCTTCCGGCTTCGACGCTGACTTCTTCCTGCTGCCGAACAAGTCGGACTACAACAACACCAAGCTGCTCGGATACGACGCGAAGGTCCAGGAGGGCATTCGCTTCAACGATGCCAACGCCAACCAGTTCGAAATTTCGCTGTTCTCGGCGAACGACCCGAACGCGGCGGCGGCCGGCGGCTATCTGATGCCGAAGTACAGCAACGTGCTGAAGATCCAGACCGGTTCCTACACCGAGTCGCTCGGCATCGCGCAGTACGGCTACCAGGTGCATTCGATGAAGGTGGGCTACATGGCCCGCTCGCGCATCCGCTACGGCGGCAGCTACACGGTCTGCACCAACGGCAACAGCTACGGCACGCCCGGTGAAGCTGTCCCGGCGACCAATTTGTACGACTTCTCCTCGGTGGAGTTCTCGACGGTTCAGAACAACGGCGCGACCTGGGATCATCCCTACGCCTGGTCCCGCACCGACTACTACTGGCTCGACACCTGGCAAGAGCCGTTCATGTACGAGGTCACCACGAACCTCAACATCACGGGCGCCCAGGTTGCGCAGACCTTCCTGGTCTCGAACGACATCATCGCGACCCAGATCGGCTTCTACATCTCGGCCAAGGCCGCGAACGAAGACATCCACATCGCGCTGTGCGAAGTGACTGCCGGTCAGCCTGACCTCGAAAAGGTCTGTCTGAAGACGACCTACGCTCAGGCAAACATCGTCACGGGTTGGAACCTGTGCCCGATCCAGCCGACCTTCCTCGCGAAGGGCAAGCGGTATGCCTTCGTGTTCATTTCGAACGCGAACCACCAGATCGGCATGACCTCGGGTCAGTCCTATCTGGACGGCACGTTCTTCTACTCGACCGATGGCATCTACTACATGGGCGACCTGACCAAGGACATGATGCTCCAGGTCTACGGCGCTCAGTTCGCTTCGTCTCAGGTCGCGATCGAGTTCGCTCCGATCAACCTCGATGGCGGCTTCCGGGATATCGACATCCTGGCTGAACAGTGGGTGCCCGGATCGTGCGAGCTGATCTACGAAATGCGGCCGAACGGTACCGGTCAGTGGCAGCCTCTGATCTCCGACAATGCCGGAGTTCTCGCAGTCGCTCCGCCGCTCGCTCAGTTCAGGGCTCGCTTCGTCGGCACCACCGACATGATGCCGATCCTGCATCTGACCGGATCGCGCGTCAGCGTGTCGCGGCCGAAGACGGTGTTCAAGCACGTCTCGACCACGATGACCGTGCCGGCGATGTCTGCCGTCGCGAACAACCTGACCTTCGTCAACTTGCTCGAAATGTTCGATCCGACGCCGCACACCTACGGCATCACGGTTCGAGTCGGATCGACGGATTACAACCCCGTCACGACCGTTTCGAAGGTCAAGGACACGACGGCGAAGCGCTACGAGAAGACCTACACGTTCAGTCTTCCCGGAGGCACCACGCAGTTCACGGTCTCGCAGACGGGAACCACCAACTCTCCGCAGGTGACGTACCACGTCGCCGAGCGGACCTTCTACACCAAGTAAGAGGCCACCATGGCAGACACCCAAACGACCCCGCAGATCGATCCGGACAAGCAGTATCGCATCAAGCTGGCTCGCGCGGTCGAGGTCGCTCCCAAGATTTGGGCGCGCCCCGGCAACGAGGTCACCCTCAAGGGCTCCGAGATCGCCCAGCACGGGGACGCAATCACCAGCTTCGAAGAGGTCTAAGCCATGGCGCGCCGGTACGATCAGTACTACCGGGTAAAGCCGAGGGATAACCTCGGCGACCCCGATTATTGGAACCGGCGTTTCGAGGATATCGATCGTCGAGTTTCTTTCAACGAAGATGGGCTCGACGCCATCGACGGATTGACGGCGTACATTGAGGGCCTCGCCCTTAACCGCCTCGATCTCGTCCTGGCGCCGGCCCTCGACAAGATCACGTTGGTGTCCGAGCAGGGGTTCCTGCTCGCTCACTCCAACTCCACGGTAACGCTCGACCTTGCCACGTCGCAGACGTTTGCAATCAGCAACGCCGCCGAGCGCGAGCTGTTTGCGCCGTCGCCGTATCTGACGATCTGCCGGGAAGGAAGCATGACGGACTATGCGTTCGCCAAGCTTCTGTCATGGGACAGGAACAGTGGCCAGCTCGTCGTTCAGCCACTGCAGATCTATGGCAGCGCAGGCCCGTTCTCGGACTGGATCATCTATGTCGGAACGGCAGTCTCTCAGGCTGTTGCTGACGCTCTGACCCAGGCTAAAGCCGCGCGTGACGCAGCGCTCGGTTATCGCGATCAGGCCAGTACGAACGCCGGTCTCACTTCGGCTGATAAGACTGACATTGCCCAAATGAAGGCTGACACCCTCGCGGCTCGCGATGCGGCACAGCTTGCAGCGGACAACGCCGGGACGTTCGATCCGACCAACTACGCGAACAAGACGTACGTCGACGGGAAGATCGCCAACCTGATCAATGCTGCGCCTGCCGCACTCGATACGCTCAAGGAGCTGTCTGACGCACTCGGTGGCGACGCAAGCTTCTCTGCAACCATCACGGCATCGCTTGGCAATCGACTCCGCGTCGACGTCAACACGCAGGGTCTGACCACGACCCAACAGGGGAATGGCCGGACTAACCTTGGTCTCGGAACGATCTCGACGAAGAACGTCGCAACCACTGCTGAAATTCGCAGCAATACCAACGCTGGTGCTGTGACGGTCGACGGAGCATGGGCCGCGGCTGGCTTCGTCGAACTTGGAAACAGTGGTTCGGGCAACCTGAACATCGACTGTAGCCAGGGCAGCCGCTTCAGGGTTTTCCTGACTGGCAACGTGACGGTGAATTTCATCAACGCGAAGGATGGTCAGACCGTCGATATCCACTTCATCCAAGACGCGACTGGCTCTCGCACGTTGAGCTGGAACGGGAACATTCAGTTTCCGAACGGGGTGGTCCCCACCGTGTACACGTCGGCTAGTGCCTACGCGCTAATCTTCACGGGCATCTATTCTGCGATCAATACGCGGTGGCTCGCCGCGGGCTGGAAGGTCAACTGATGCTGCTTCCATTCCTCAACCGTCTTCGGGTCGGGTCACTGAAGCCGCAGGTTTTCCCTGGCAGCCAGAGCTTCGGCTATGGCTCCTATGCTCCTGTCATCCAGGAATACAACACTCTGGTGTTGGAAATCTGGGGTGCAGGCGGTGGCGGCGGCAGATCCACCTACGGGCCCGGAAGCGCCGCAACGGCTGGCGGAACAAGTTACTTCGCTGGCCCCTCGACGATCTACGCCTATGGCGGACAGCCTGGCAGCGACGGTTATGATCGAGGCGATGGCAGCGTTTATGGAGACCCTGGTGCTGCCGGTGGAGCAAGCGGTGGCGACATCAACACCGCGGGCGCCGGCAATCCTGGTGGCGCCGGAGGTGCGTACAACGACTCCTTCTTCGGAGGAGCTGGTGGTTACGGCGGCTACGTCAGAAAGACGTGGACGTGGGGACAGCCAGGCGCACCGGTCGTCGGAGTTGCCTACGGCCTTGTCTGTCAGGCAGGCGGCGCGGGCGGAATCTACGACATTAACGGGCAGCTGAACGGCTACGGCGGCGCAAACGCTTCCGCCAGACTCACATGGAGCTAACGTGGAAATCATAGTTGTCCGCGAGACGTCATCCAACGTTTTCGAGGAGCTGCCTTGGGGTGCAACCATCGTCAATGGCGATGTTCTGCACCCGTGGCAGATCATTGAACTTTGGAGTGATGCAGATCTCGCTGCCGAAAATATCTACCGGGTCGAACGAGCCCCGGTCCCATCGGACAAGAAGCTGATCAGCTCGACCTTTGTGCGAAACGCGCAAGGCGTCGTCGAAAATGTGTTGACGCTGGAGGACTTGCCTCCGCCGTCTGTCTCTCCTTGGCAGATCCGGAAGGCGTTGACTGCAACTGGGCTCAGGCAAGCCGTCGAAGACTTCGTCGCCAGCCAAGATCAGGACGTGCAGGACGCTTGGCAGTACGCCTCTTCGTTCGAGTTCGACAACCCGTTCTGGGAAGCGGGAATGGCGGCGCTCGGCAAGACCCACGACGACCTCGTGGCTCTCTTCCGCTTGGCCGCATCGCTCTGACCTGATCCTCCGCCCGTAACCATCAACATCCACCCCTTCGGCCGCCCCTAACCGGGCGGCTTTTTTCGTTTGGGAGAACCCTACGTGACTGTTCAATATCTCCACGGCATCGAGACGATCGAGCTCGATAGCCCCTCCGGCCCGGTCGAGACCGTCAAGTCCAACGTGATCGGCCTCGTCGGCACGGCGCCGGATGCTGACCCGGATATCTTCCCGCTCAACACTCCGGTGCCGGTGTTCGCCGACGCACTGAAGGCGGGTCAGCTGAAGTCGACCGGCACGCTGCTGGACGGCGTCGACGCGATCTACAGCCAGAAGTCGGCTGTCGTGGTCGTGGTCCGCGTCGCTGAAGGCGAGAGCCAGGAAGAGACCTGGTCCAATGCCGTGGGCTCGCCCAGCGGCAAGACCGGCATCTGGTCCCTGCTCAAGTCCCGTCCGATGCTCGGCCTCGTGCCGAAGCTTCTGGTCGCCCCCGGCCTCACCTCCGGCCGCCCGACCAATGGCGTGAAGGGCTTCGTCATCGGCACCCAGGGCGCCGGCTACGTGCTCTCCACCACGAGCGTGACCATCGCTGCTCCCCCGACCGGTGGTCGTCAGGCAACGGCTGTGCCCCAGGTTGTCGGCGGCAAGCTGACCGGCATCATCCTCACCGACCCGGGTTACGGCTACGACACCGTTCCGGCGATCACCATCACGGGCGCGGGCACGGGCGCTGCGGCGACCGCAACCCTCGGCCACGTTGCCAACCCCGTTGGCGTCGCCTTCGCCTCGATCGTCGACCGCCTCCGCGCGGTGGCGTTCCTCGACGGCCCCGGCACCTCGTATGAGGACGCGGTCGAGTACCGCCAGGACTACGGCAGCCAGCGTATCTCGATCGTCGACCCCGGCGTTCTGAGCTGGGATACCGAGAACTCCATCTACACGACCAAGCCCGCCTCCGCTTACGCGGCCGGCATCCAGGCTCGGATCGATGAGGAGAAGGGCTTCTGGTACTCGTTCTCGAACGAGCTGATCCAGAACATCGGTGGCCCCGGCCGCCCGGTGGACTTCATGCCGAACGATCGCGACTGCGAAGCCAACCAGCTGAACAGCCAGCAGATCACGACCATCATCCACGATGACGGTTTCCGGTTCTGGGGTCTGCGTGGCACCGGTACCGATCCGCTCTGGGCCCAGCTCTCCGTGCGCCGCACGGCGGACATGGTCTACGAGAGCTTGGAGCGCGCTGAGCGTTCGCGCCTCGACAAGCCGTTCAGCCTTCAGCTGCTGTCGGGCATCGAGGGCGACGTCAACAAGTACCTCCGCTTGCTCCGCGCTCGCGGCGCTCTGATCGGTGGCAAGGCCTGGATCGACCCGACCATCAACACCCCGGCGACGTTCGCTGCGGGCGAGTTGACCGTGGACTTCGATCTCGAGCCCCCGGCGTGCTTGGAGCACCTCCAGTTCCGCGCCTCGCGAAATCCGAACTACTACACGGACTTCATCGAGGAGTTCAACCGCACGATCGCCAACAACGGCTAAGGCCGCGGCGCTCCACGGCATCCACAACAACAAAGCTAGTCATGAGCCGCTCGGTCCATATGGGTCGGGCGCGCTCTGGCTTGGCCGGAGACCTACATGGCAAACCTTCGCGACAGCAACATTTTCCAGGACTTCACGGTCTGGATCGACGACATCGGCAAGATCGGCGAAGCGCCGAACTTCCAGCCGCCCGAAATCAACATCCAGACGGAAGAGTTCCGCGGTGGTGGTATGGACGGCACGGCTGAGATCCCGATGGGGATCGACAAGATCGAGTTCGACTTCAGCCTTCACACCTGGGACGAGCAGATCTGGCAGAACCTCGGCTACGGCCCGGGCTCGCTCGATGTGCCGATCACTTTCCGCGGCTATCTGCTCACCGCGAGCGGCGCCGAGAAGGGCGTCGTCATCGACACCCACTGCCTGATCAAGGCCATCAAGCCGAGCAAAGTCGAAGCCGGCAAGAAGGCTGACGTCACGGTCAGCCTGGTGGCGAACTATTACAAGCATACCATCGACGGCACCGTCGTCACCGAGATCGACGTGTTCAACAAGATCACGATCATCGGCGGTACGGACCAGAGCGCAAACGCTCGGCGGATCCTCGGCTTCACCTACTAAGGCGTAGCCGGAGAGATCATTCTACCCACTGGCCTCGCCCTAACCGGCGGGGCCTTTTTCTTTCTGTGCAAGATACAAGGCGTGCAAACCAAAATGGCTACCGAGAAAAAGAAGTTCGACCTCAAGTTCCCCTTCGAATACCGCGGCGCGACCTACGTCGAGTTCAATGCTCGTCGTCCGAAGGTCCGCGACATCCGCAACTTCATCAAGAACGTCGAGAAAGACGGCATGGGCGCGATGGAGAAGGCGCTGGCCGACCTGTTCGAGGTCGACAACGTCATCATCGCCGAGATCGACTCCGAAGACTTCGGCCCGATGAAGATCTGGTTCGAAAGTTTTTTGGAGAAAATGACGAACGGATCGGACGAATCCTAATCGACAGCTTCCCGATCTTCGAGCGCTTCCACTGGACGCTCGAAGACGTGGAGCAGTTGGAATGGGACGACTTCGTCCTCATCGCTGAAGGCGTCAAGGCGCTCAACCAGCGAGACGCTGACGAAATAGCGCGGCTACGCGCGGCTCAGGGCAAATAGCCCTGGGCCTTCTTTTTTTTGTGACTCCGGGGAGCGGCAATGTCCGACAACAATCTCGACATCAGGGCCCGCCTTACTGGCGAAGATCGGCTGTCCCCGACCGTCGTGAAGCTCATGGCCAAGATCAAGAGCCTCGAAGACCAGATGAAGCGGTTCGGTGACAAGGCGCGGGCCTCGATCACCGACATCCCTATGGAAGGCTACGTCAAGAAGCTCACCAAGGCCGGGACCGAGCTGAATGGTCTGACGAAAAAGCACATGGAGTGGGCCAAGGCGAACGGCGTCGGCAACAAGGATGCCGCCCTGTCCTGGGGCAAGCTCACCAACGAAATCATCCGCCTGAAGGGCGAGCACGAGAAATTCACCAACTCTTCGGCGAAGGGCGCCAAGACGCGAGCGGCGAACGCCGAGAAGGAGCTGAAGCTCCAGTACAAGAACGCGGTCGCGTTCAAGTATCTCTACAACAAGGTCGGCGACCAGCGCCTCGACATTGCTCGCCGCGTGACCGAGCAAGAGGGCAACCTCGAAGCGGCCCACCTGCGCAACCAGGAGCGCCGGCACCAGCGCTACCTTGGAAATGTCGCCAAGATGCGCCGCGATGCGATGCGCAGCTTTGGCATGATGTCAAACATCGGCAGTCGAGCCGGTCCATACGCGGCTGCCACAGCTGCTGCGACCGGATACGCCGGAGTCAGCGCCTTCAAGGCTCGTATGAAGGTCGACACGGCCGAGACGAACATGCGGATGTTCGCGGAAATGTCTCAGGACCAGGTCAAAGACCTGCGCAAGAACTGGGGCAACAAGGCCGCCATCCGGTACGGCATGGGTCCGGCTGAGACGCTCGACGCCTACACGGAAACCCGGAAAGCAGGCATCCCGGAGAAGTACGCCCAGAGCGTCACTGACACCATTATGAAGGCTGGTGCTGGCCTCGATCTGGATCTCAAGGAGACGACCCGCTTCGCCACCAGATTGGCGACCCTGACGCAGGATATGACCAACCTCGATCCTGCAAAGCTGAAGTCGATGCTCAACTCGGTTGCCATCGCTGGTATCGCGACAGCTGCCGACCCGAACGAAATCATCGCCGCCAACCGGCGCGCGTCGGGCGCATTCTCATCTTCCAAGATGAGCCCGAATGACCTGTCTGCGTTCACTGGCGCCGGCATCTCGGCCGGTTTGCCTTCGTCCAAAACCGGCACCTTCATAGGCTTCCTCGTCAACGAATTGGTCGGCGGCAAGTTTGCCCGCGGCCAGCGAGCCCAAGACCTTGGCAAGGCTTCGAACATGCTCGGCCTCGGTGGTCGTCAGGCGATGTCTTCCAAGATGGCATCCAACCCGACCGAAACGCTGCTCCAAATCTTCGAAAAGATGGGCGGCATGTCTGAGGAGAAGAGGTCTCAGGTTGCGACGTTGCTCGGTATGAGGGAGTGGCGCGACGAGTTGCAAACCTTCGTTCAGGTCCGCGACGACGTGCGTCGCACGCTGACGGAGATCCAAGACCCGAAGAATGCGAACAGGCTCGACGATATCAGCGACTCGAAGCTGAAGTCGTTGTCTGGCCGTTGGAAGTCGCTCGTTGCAGCTCTCACCATCGTGTGGGAGTCGGTCGGCGCCGGCTTCGAGAAGGCGTTCGGTCAGATCACCGACTTCTTCACCGACTATCTCGGCAGGCTTGACACCAAAAAGATCAGCGACACCGTCGAGGCGTTCACGGACGGCCTGGTGGAAGGTCTCGGCTTTAACAATTGGACCGAGATGCTCAAGGCAGCCTTCGGTGATCCCTCGACCGTTAAGGGTGCTGCCAAGGAGGTCGGAGGCTTCACGAAGGGTTTCATGACCTCAATGAAGGACATGTGGACCACCTTCAAGATGATCTGGGAGGGCATGATGAAGGTCGCAGGCGTTGTGCCTGGCGACCCGGAGTCGATCGGCCGTTTCACCGGCAAGATGGTCGAGCTGGCTGTGGCAATGAAGGCGATCGGCACGTTGGCCGACTCGCTTGCAGGCATCGTGACCTTCGTAAAGGGTCTCGTTTCTGCTGTCATGGTTGCTCCGGAGTTCTTTGCTGCCATCTCTGGCGGCACTCTCGGAGCCTACCTCGGCAAGAAGGCCCGTGAGTACGTGGATGGCGGCGGCTCCGCTCCGGAGCGCAAGCCCGGCGAGCGCCATATGGGGAGCACTCCTCCCTCCATGCAGAAAAGGATCGACGATTATACGCTCAAGCAGCTGTATCACCCGTCGAACTACACCGGGGCGACTGACTTCTCGGGTCGGCGCCGCACGGGCGATCTGTCTGACAGCCTGAACAAGTTCACCGGCAAGGTCGAGCTTGCTGCTTTCCGCAACGGAAGCGGCGGGCTGCAATACGCGGCGGTCGGCGGCGGCTCAGGACGCGGTCTGTCCTCCTCTGGAGGCGGCGGCTTCAGCGGCGGCCTTCTCGGTGGTGTCCCGAGTTTGCTCAAGAGCACGCCGGGTTCGGCTCTCCCCGATTTCGGGGTGGGTCGAAGCGGCAGCATCATCGGTCGCGACAAGGTCGGCGCTCTCACGGGCGCGAACAAGTCCCCGTCCTTCGGAGCCTCTCCTGGCGGTGTTGCCGACATGAGCGTTGGGCAAGGACTCGCTGGAAATGCGTTCCTCGCTGCGCGTCGTGCCAAGTTTGCTGAGGAGATCAAGAACGATCCGACCTTGGCGATGCACCTTGCTGCCATGCAGGCGACTGAGGGCGCGAGCAAGGGTGGGACGATCGAGAGTCTGATGAACCGTGCAGACATGCAGGGCAAGTCTCTCCGGCAAATGCTCGGCTACAGCGCTGATGGCGTAAGCAGCACGGACAGCAGGGGCCGGCAGAACAGCTTCTACGGTCCCATTCGTCGTCAAGAACTGCCGGCTGCGATCCGCAGACTGCAGAACAACCCGAAAGAGTTCGCGAAGTACAACGCGCTCACTCAGAGGGCTCTTGCTGGCGGTCACGTCATCGGTGGCTATACCGACCAAGGCTTGCCCACCGATCCCAACGGATCGGCAAGGACCGGCATCGCGGGCTTCAAGATCAGCCCGAAGGATGGCAACGAGTTCACGGACTGGGTTGGTCCCGGATCGAAATTCGGTCGCGGACGCAACGGTGCGATGAACTATCGCAAGTTCATCGAGCAGGGCATTGCTGGAAGTAACAGCAGCCCGATCGGCAACGTTCCGACGCCGAGTCAGTCCATCCAGAACGTTCCATTGCCTTCGTCAGGTGCTGGAGCAGGGGCGGGCGACGTCAGGTCCTCCTCGGGACCGGTGGCGATCCACATCAATGGAAGCAGCCACGATCCGGAAGCACTGGCAACCCTGGTGCAGCGTCGGATCGACGAGAGCATGAACTGGCGCACTCACGACACCAGCAGCGAATACACCTAACAAACTCAACCCTGGCCCTACGGGGCCGGGGCTTCTTTCCCCAACATCAGAGGAAATCAATGGCTGACGTTCTACTCGGGCTTGGCTCGCAAGACCCCAATGCGACTGACGAGACCGGTCTGATCCTCTTCTACGTGCCAGCGAAGGGCATCGACACCCCAAACTTCGAGTCAATTCAGCGCGACGCGCAATACACCTGGACCTCGGCCGATCGCCTCTCGCGCGATCCTGCGATGCAGTTCACCGGCCCGGGCGAAGATAACGTGGTCATCGATGGCCGCATGTTCCCCTACCACTTCGGTGGCCTCTCCACGCTGGAGCGACTGCGTGCGGCCGGCCGCGCCGGCAAGCCGATGCTCCTGGTGCGCTTCTATCCGCTGACCAATCCGGACGGGTACGGCTCCGAGGTCATCGGCAACTACGCGATCAAGCGGGTCCGCACCGTGGAGTCGAAGATCGGCAGGATCGGTATCGCTCACAAAGTCGAGTTCACCGTCGAGCTTCAGCGCTATGGCGACGATCTCTCCTCGACAACCGATCTGCTCCAGGAAGTGGTGAACAGCTAATGTCGACGTACATCACCAAGCTCTACGATCGGCTCGATAAGATCTGCTACGCCCGATACGGTTCCACCGACAACGACATTGTCGAGTGGGTCATCGAGCAGAATTACGGCATCGAGCTGCATGGGGTCCTGCTGCCAATTGGCGTCACGATCAATCTGCCGGAAGCGCCGCGACAGCTGACGCAGGCTCCGGTCGTCCCACAGCTCTTCCTCTGGAAATAATTCCCCCTGGCTCCGAGAGAGTCAGACAGGGCCGTCCTTCGGGGCGGCCTTTTGCTTTTTAGGAGGCATGCGTGACCACCGGCTACACCCCGATCTTCCGGGTATTCAAGGGCGGAGAGGATATCACTGGTCGACTCAATGACCGGACGCTCCAGATCAAGGTCGACCTCCAGTCCGGCAATGGCAACGACGACCAATGCACCATCCTCCTCGACGACCGCGACTGGCGCATCGCTCGGCCGCTGGTTGGTGAGGATCTTCAGATCTGGCTCGGCTACACCGAGGTCGGGCTCGCTTATATGGGGACGTTCGAGATTGACGACGTCACGTTCCTTGGGCCGCCCAGGAACATCAAGCTGGTCGGCAAATCGACCGGGTCCAGCAACATCCAGAAGGCTCCCGCGATCCGGGAGTTTGCCAACGCGACGGTTAGCCAAATCCTTGGTCACATGGCTGGGCAGACCGGACTCGGCACGGCGATCTCTGGCGGGCTCGGAGACATCCAAATCCCGTTCAAGAACCAGATCACCAGCAACCTGCACATGATCCACGAGCTGGAGCGCCTCACGGGCGCGGTAGCCAAGGTCGTGGATGGCAAGCTGATGTTCGTCAAGCGCGACGGTGCCGAGTCGGCAAGCGGAGTGGCCATGCCCACGCTCGTCCTGCACCCGGAACACTTCGGCACCTGGCAGGTCCGCTACACCAGCAAGCCTGGTTACGGAGAGGTCAAGGCCGCGTGGTTCGACAAAGACGAGATGGTCCGGAAATGGGTCGGCTCGGCCGTGAGCAGCGGCGATGGTGGCGTCGGTCTGGCTAAGAAATTCGGCGGCGCATTCAACATTGGCCAGCTCTTCAACTCTGAAGCGGAGGCGAAGGCCGCTGCTGGATCACAGGCAGAGAATTTCAAGCGTGCAGAAGTTCAGGCGACCTTCGATCTCGCCAAGGGAGACCCTTGGATCAGGGATCAGCAGACGCTGCTGGTGACCGGAATGCGCGACGGCATCGACGGATCGTACGTCATCGACAAAGTCACCCACACCTACATCAAGAGCACCGGCATTAAATCTCAGATGGAGTGCAAGGCGCCGGGTGACGGCTCGAATTACGAGGAAGCGTCCAAGGAGTTCATGCGGCCAGGTCCGGGCGAGTTGCTCGGCGAATACCTCCGCACCCACCCCAACATCAACCCCGGCGATCTGTCGCAGAGCGACATCGATGCGATCAGCCAGGGCGGGTTCGCCCGATAAACCAACGAGTATCACATGTTCAGTCAAGAGATCATCGACGCCATCGTGCAGGCGGCGAAGGCCAAGGGTTGGCCTGCTTCTGCGCTGCTTGCGGTCGTGGAATGCGAGACGTCCGGCAAGCCGTTCGAGCAGGACAATCACACGCCCTCGCTGCTGTTCGAGCGCCACAAGTTCTATTCGGAACTCACGAAGCATCAGCCCAGCAAGCTGAAGGCCGCCATCATGGCAGGTCTCGCGATCCCGAAGTGGAGTCGCAACACCCAGTACAAGGACCAGGGCACGTCGGCCGGCCGCCTGAACGTCATCGCCAAAGCGCGAGCGATCGACGAGGAGGTCGCCAACCGCGCGGCATCCTGGGGCCTCGGTCAGACCATGGGCTTCAACGCCGAGAGTCTGCACTATCCCAACGCGACCGAAATGGTCGACGAGCTGTCGAAAGGCATCGCCGAGCAGGTCGACGCGCTGGTGCGGGAGATCTCGGTGAACCACCTGGACAAGTTCCTGGTGGCCAAGAACTTCGCCTCGTTTGCTCGCGGCTACAATGGCGCCGGCTACAAGCAGAACAACTACGACACCCGCATGAAGACTGCAGATGAGCGCTGGCAGCGGCGCCTGGAGCAGATCGCGGGCGGCGAGTTCTATCCCAAGCCCGGCAAGACCATCACGCTGGTCTACCAGACCAAACTGAAGGAGCTGGGGTTCAGCATCGGCAAGGTCGATGGCGATTGGGGTGACCTGACCACGGGTGCTTGCTCCGCCTTCCAGCGGCGTGAGGGCCTGAAGATCACGGGCCATCCGAACGATGAGACCACTGCTGTCCTCGACAAGACCGAGGACAAGCGTGAGGTCTCCCCCGAGCGATCCTCGGCCACTGTCGATGACCTGCGCTCTGCGGGCTCGCAGACGGTCGCCACGGCCGACAAGGGTTCGCTGATGTCGAAGATCATGGTCGGCGCGGGCGCACTCGGCGGCGCGTCGCAAAGCGGCCTGCTCGATAAGGCGCAGGGTGTGGTCGACAAGGTCCAGCAGTTCCAGGGGATCATGGACAGCGTCCACAACCTAGCAACTGCGCTGGCTCCCTACTGGTGGGTCGGAGTGATCGTGGTCGGCTTCGTCACCTGGAAGCTCTACGGCGACGTCATCAAGCATCGCCTGCAAGACCACCAAACCGGAGTTCATCTTGGATAACGTAATGGAGAAAGCCGCAGCCCTCAGGGCAGCGGTCGGGTTCTATTGGGCAAAAGCCCAGGGACTGTTCATCGGCTGGAAGGGCAAGGCCATCGCGGCCTCGCTCGTTCTGGTCATCGTCGCTGGCTACGCTCACCACCTGGGCGCCGCCGGCAAGGCCGACCTGAAGGCTCAGGTCAGGCAGCTCAAAGAAGATCTCGCTCAAGCTGACGAGAGGGCGGCCAAACCGGCCCCGCAGCCCGAGATCCCGTACTGGCAGTGCAATGGTCCGAAAGAGACCCGCCACCCGAAGTGTCCGGACGACAGCGCAGCCGATCAGCGCGCAGTCGAGCTGAAAACCCAGCTCGCTGAGTCCGAAGAGGCGAAAGCCAATCTCGAAAAAAAGGTCAAGGACTATGAAACGCAGCTGGCTCACCGGCCTGCGAAGGGCGGCTCTCATAAGCTGTCTCCCGCTGACGCTCGCAGCCTGTCAAACATCCGGTAACAAAGCTCCCATCGAGAGCCGGATGGACGTCACGCCCTGTCTGAGGGTCGCACAGACGGTCCCCATGCCACCCATCAAGGCCGGCATGGACTCCCGCGCTGTGCTCGCCCGGTATCGACAGGCGCTCATCAACGCAAACACAAACATCGACGACACGAAGGCCTGCATGGCCATGCTCGATCGAGCGGAACAGGAAGGCTACTTCTAATGGACTTCACGCAAGCACTCCCTTACGTGATGCCCTTCGTGGGTCTATTCGGCCTCATCTCGGGCATCTGGTACCGGGTCGAGGGCAAGATCAACGCTGGCGTCGCTGACGCCAAGGCCGCAGGCCTCGCTGCTCAGAAGCGGGCAGAGGAGGCTGACAAGGCTCTCTCCAGCTTCAAGCTGGAAGTCGTGCGAGAGTACGCCTCCTGGGACACCGTCAAGGCGATCGAGTCCAGGTTGACCGAGCGCATGGACAATCTCTCGGAGCAGGTGATGAAGATGCCCGACCAGATCGTCAACCGAATGGTGGACATGATCAAGCTCTCCAACAAATAAGGCTTGACCGTCTCGTTTGCATTCTGATATTTGCATGAATGCAAAAGTTGTGCTATCCCCGAGGCCGAAATCTCGGGGGTAGGCACTCCCTCGTGGTTCCGGGTTCCCAACCAACCACAGGGCAAAATGACTTTTCAACCGCTCGCCACCGAAGAACGCGCTCGCAGAAAGCAGGTCATCGAAGATCTGCTGAAGCAGGGCTATCATCCGCAGGGCTCGCGTGGAGGCATTGCCTCCGCGACCAAGACTGCGGAGCGCGTCGAAGGCCTGAACTATCCGAACTGGGTCCGCGCCGAAGAGGCGCTGAAGCGCAAGCGCAAAGAGAACTTCGCGATCGACTGGTCGCTGTACGTTCCGCCTGTCCCGCAGGCTACCGTCACCTCAGGTGGCGAAGAACTGTCCGCCGAAGAAGTCGACCCATTGATCCGGGCGAAGACGCTCTCGGCCGAGGTTACCCAACTCATCACCCGATCGAAATACCCCGTCATCAACCCGGAAGCCGTCATCGTCGACACGCCGATGCTGCGACGCTGGTCCACGAAGCATCGTCGCTACGAGGAGACCGAAGGCAAGCCGCGGACCTGGATGGTCGACACCCTGAAGGTCGAGGCCATTAAGGACTCGCGGAATCGGAACTTCATCTTCACGGGCGCGCAGAACGATGCGCTCCTGCACGAGGAGTTCTGGGTCAATCTCCAGGCCTATGCCGCCTATATCGACGCCGAGATCATCGTCGGCCCCTGGACCTACGAGACCCAGTGGTGGTCCGAGAACGACCCGCAGGCGCGCGAGTATGCCCCTGAGCTGGCTGAGCACCTGTGCTTCGGCCAGATGAAGATCGGCACCAACTTCATGTTCTGCGGCGAGATGAACACGCTGCCGACCGCGTCGCAGCCGATCTCGGACCTGGTGACCTACAGCCGGGGCCGCTGGGCCGTGTTCCCGCACGCCAAGCGCCAGCTGAAGTCCGTCCCCTCGACCGATCCCAACATCCAGGCCCACCAGGTCATGACGTCGGGCGCCTGCACGCGGCCGAAGATCATCCCCCGCAAGGCGGGCGTGAAGTCGATCTTCCATCAGATCATCGGCGCCACCGTGGTGCAGTTCGACGAGGATGGCGACATCTTCTGTCGGCAGATCACGGCCAACGACGACGACGGCTCGTTCTACGACCTCGACGCCTATGTGGCGAACGCTGAGGTCACGACCGGTCACCGCGTCAAGGCGATCACCATGCCGGACCTCCACGTCCGCAAGATGGACCAGACCAACTGCATGGCCATCTTCGGGTGGGATATGCGGGGCGGCCGGGCGCAGTACCGCAACAGCATCATGGATGTCCTCGATCCCGAGAACGTCATCGGTCACGACATCTTCGACAACGAAGCGCGGAACCACCATCACGTCCACGACAACGCCTACAGCTACGAGATGGCCATCCGTGGCCGCGACAGCGTGGAGGAGGAAGTCGACCAGTGCGGCCGATTCCTGCTGACGGCTGTCGGTCTGAGCGACCTTCTGCCGATGGTCACGGTCGGCGACCGCACCTTCATCGTTGCTGAGGGCAACCACGATATCGCGCTTGAGAAGTACGCCCGAGAAGGCCGGTACCGGAACGACGGCCGGAACGTCCGCTTCGGTCTGCAGCTCGAAGACGCATACCTGGATCACGTCGAGCGTCGCTCATTCGCGATCGACAACGAGCTGCCGGTGCCGCGTTTCTCGCTGCTGGAGCACGCCATCCGGATGAAATATCCGCAGCTCGGCAACAAGGTGGTCTGGTGCCATGACGGCTACAGCCACCTGCTCGACGGCATCGAGGTCGGCAACCACGGCTTCCGCGGCGCGAACGGCGCCAAGGGAACGGTGGCGGGCTTCGCGCGGGCAGGGCGCAAGATGTCGATCGGCGACAAGCACAGCCCCGAGATCATGGAGGGTGTGTACGTGGCCGGCGTCATCAACCTGCGCCACGGCTACAACAAGGGCCTGTCGGGTTGGGCGGTCACCGTGATCATCCAGTATCCGGACGGGAAGCGCTCGCTGTTGACCCTGCAGAAGGGCAAGTGGCGTCCGGGACGGCGGGTCATCCGCGTGCCGGCCCCGTCTTTGGCTGCCTGATCGCTTGCACGAATGCAAAGGGGGAGTTCCATGCTCGTCTATCTCGCCGGTCCGATTTCGGGCCTGAACTTCGACGGCGCAACCAACTGGCGCGAATACGCGAAGGCGGAACTCGGCCAGTTCAGCATCAAGGCGCTCTCGCCCCTGCGCGAGCAGGAGCACATGCGCGAGATCGGGGTCTTCACCGACGCCTCGAAAGAGACGGCCAGGCTGAAGTCTCCGATGTCGACCCCGAAGGGGCTCACGATCCGTGACCGTTGGGACGCGCGGCGCTGCAACGTCCTGCTGGTGAACCTGCTTGGCGCCACGAAGGTCTCGGTCGGCACGGTGATGGAGGTCGCCTGGGCTGACGGCGAGGGCATCCCGATCGTCTGCGCGATCGAGCCGGAGGGAAACATCCACGAGCACGCCATGCTGATGCACTGCATCGGCTACCGCGTCCCGACGCTCTGGGACGCCTGCGACATCACCCGGCAGCTGCTGGCTGTCTGAACGTTTGTTTGAATGCAAAAGGAGAATGCAATGACGGTTATCGGTCTCGGGGGGTTCGCGCAGTCGGGCAAGACGACGGCGGCGCTGTACCTGGAGAAGAAGTACGGCGTGCGGCGCAAGCACATCGCCGAGCCGCTGCGGGCCATGCTCGCGGTGTTGCTGACGGCGAACGGCATGAAGGCCGACGAGATCACCGACTATCTGGAGGGCTCGAAGAAGGAGCAGGTCATCCCCTGCCTGGGCGTCACCTCGCGCTACGCGCAGATCACCATCGGCACCGAGTGGGGTCGTGAGCTGATCGGCGAGGACCTGTGGGCCAACACCTGGGCTGCCGGCGTCAAGGACGGCGAGTCCGTGATGAACGACTCCGTGCGCTTCCCGAACGAGGCGGCTGCGATCCGCGGTCTCGGCGGCGTGGTCATCATGATCAAGCGCCCAGGCACGCGGCCGGCGAAGTTCAAGAACAAGCTGGGCGAGTTCCTGTTCGACAAGTTCGGCATCATGTGGGGGGTGCATCCGAGCGAGCGCATCGACCTGATCAAGCCGGACTTCATCATCCACAACGATGCGGACGTGGAGACGCTCTACGCTGACCTGGACAAGGCCATGGCCGCGCATTTCAGCCGCGTCCAGCAGACGAGCTTCGCCAACTCCAAGAAGGCCGTCGCAGCGGCCACGGGGCTGGCGCTGGCGGTGGGGCTCGGCCGCTGATGGAGCTTCGCTGGAAGGACGACAAGCGGCCCCAGCGCTTCGGCTGGGCGCCAGGGGGATATCTGAACCACTGTCACGGCGCGGGGTGCAAGGAGCTGGAAGACAAGACCTTCATCGGCGACAAGCGGGCGGTCATCTGCGCCGACTGTGCCTACGCGCTGCCGGACCCGGAGCCGGAGCCGCCATTCGAGGTGACCATGCGCGCGAAGGTCAGGGACATGCTCCGGCGCATCAGGGAGCTGGAGATCGAGCTGGAAAAGCACCAGGAGGGGAAATGAGGCTGATCAACATGAAGCTGACCCGGGGTGACGCAGAGGTCATCACCCCGGAGCAGGTATGGGCAGAGATCGGCAAGATCTTCGTGCAGCGCGCGACCGGAGAGCTGAAGCCCACGGGACCGGTCAGAAGCAACCGGCCCCAGGTCGACGTGCGGGAGCTGTTGAAGGACCTGTAGGAAGATCAGGCGTAGATGGAGGGGGCGGTGACCTGCGGCTTCACGGTCGTCCGCACCCCGGCCCGGACATGCCGGCCGCCGATCTCTTCAACGACAGCACGCACCTCCTTGCCGAACAGGCGGCGCATGCCGTGCGAGAGAACACCGAAACGGTCGGTGATCAAGAGGTCAAGTTCACGCAACGGCGAGCGATTCTGCCGGCGAGATGCCTCGATGATCGTGAGGCAAGCGGTCTCACGGAGGAAGGCGCGAATTTGCAGAGACGTCATGGGGGGGGATTCCTTGTGGCGGGACGCTCACATACCCCTTTTCAAGATGCGTAAAAGGGGGTCAGCCAAGTATTTCAGCTAGAACCCCCACCGTTTGCCCGCGCGGAGCCTACACCGCCGTCACTTCAAGGCCCTTTTCCAGCATCTCGATGGCATATTTCCGGTCGCGGGTGTGAGCGCCGCTCGCCTCGCTGTCCTTGAAGGTCTTGACCACGGTCTCGACCCACCAGCGGAGTCCGCCGTGCCTGGTTCGCGAGACCTCGTAGCCGTGATCCCCCAGGATCTTGATCACGTCGACCAGCGGGTAGCCGTAGACGGTCTTGCGATGCTCTCCGTTTCGTTCGGTGCTCATGCTGCTAGGTTCCATTTTTCGATTGCGGTGATGTGCCGGTGGTAATAGTCGTCGGGCCCCCGCGTCCGTGAGAGCGGACCATCGGCGCCGCAGGCCAGACAGGTGACGTGCGGGTGCGGCCCCATATAGAGTCCGACGTGGGACGTTTTGCAGAACGGGCACCACTTGATCTTCCGGCCGAAGCGGTGCTCGACCTCCTCGGGTCTCATGACGTTGCGGGCGTCGTATTGGGTCCAGCTGCTCATGACAGTTTCAAAATCCCCATCTCGTAAAGCTCGCGACGGTCCATGCTGTTGTGGACCAGAACATCAATCCATTTGCTCGGGTTGCACCAGCACGGCTTGTCGGAGTCCGTGCTGTGCGGTTTCAGGTCGTCGATCGGGACGACGTGGTGTTCATCCGACTCCCAGCCGATCAAGCTGCGCGCTCCTTGAACCAGGCCTTGATGAAGGCATCGAGCTTCGGAGCCCGGCGCGGCAGCTGAGCCAGGCCGGTCCCTATCCCGTCTTCCGGGACCACGACGGTGTGGCCAACTGCGAGAAGCAGGTCGATCTTCCCCAGATCGAATCCGACATGAGCCCAACAGTCGGGCTCGTCGTCGAGAAAGAAGGCGCTGTTGTCATTGCTCGGCGCCCATTTGGTCACGACGCCGATCGCGTTCGGCTCCCCCCGCATTTCTCGAGCCTGGCCGCCGTAGCCGACGCGCTGCATGTTGTCGCCGAAGACGTAGAATTGATCGCGGTTGTTGCGCAGGTCCTGCCTGCGGATGAACTTCTGGTAACGAATGCCCATCACGCCTCCGCTGTCGTGTGGTTGCGCTCGACGCTGCGGGGCACGTACTTCCAACTCGGGAAGGCGTGATTGATCGAGTTGCCTTCGAGGTTGTAGCGGGACTCGGAAATCGAGATCTTCACGAAGGTGCGGACACCCGGCGTCTGCTCGGCGACGCGATGGATGACAGCCTCGTCCAGGCGCAGCAGGTGCTTGTCGGGGTAGGTCACGATCGGCCCGCTGGATGCGACTTCCATCTCAGCCAGGGAAGCGTGATGGTGCTGCGTGAACTCGATCAGATCAGCCGGCTGCCAGAACTCGGTGCCGTTGCGGTCAGACCAGACGTAGTTGAGGTCTTCGGTCATGAAGCCATCAGAGTGCCAGCCCGGGCGATTGCCGGGGCTCTCCTTGCAGACCCACAGCGTCTTGGCCGTGACGTAGACGTAGCTGTCCAGCCACAGCGAGACGTTGCCAGCAATGTTCTGCAGGTCGCGGAACACAGCCTCGACAATCGGCTGAAACTGCCGGAGGTTGCTCGGGATCCTCTCTCCGTACTGTCCCGGCTCCTTGATCGGGCAGTACATCCAGAACATCATCTCCTTCGGAGACAGGTCGACGAGTCCGAGATCGACGGGTGGGGTGCCGTAAAGCGTCATCGGACGATCTCCTCGAAGATGTAGAGGCCCAGCTCCTGCTGGACGAACACGGCGCAGAAGCCGACGTACGTGAGGTTCAGGTCGTCGGGAATCTTGCCGCCGCACTTGAAGGCATAGAACTTGCGCTCCTCGTCCGGCACGTCGGTCCGCACCATGGCCCACATCCAGAACATGCCGCCCTGGTCCTGCACGCGGAGGATCTCGGCGCCCTTCGGCAGCTTCATCGTGAAGCTCTCCAGCACCGGCATCTGGTATTTGAAGATCACGCGGCCCGTTGCGTCGGACATCTTCTTGCCGCGGGTCTTTTCGTCCCACTGGTCGACCTGAACGGTCTCGCGTCGGGCCGATCCATCGAGATTTTCGCCGCGCTGTCGCGCCTGAGCGTCCATCGTCAGAAGCTGCTCCTTGCAACGCCGACACTTGCCGCAGCCGCTGCCGATGCTCATGTCGCCCTTGCACATTGCTGTGCCCTCTTCGAGGCTGTCCTTGCGGACTTCCCCGGTCAGCCCGTATCCCGACTTGTCCCGCAGGTCATCGTGATCCCAGCTCGCCATCATCACCCTCCAAATTCGTCTTTGAGTTTCTCTCTGGCCTCGTCCCGGAAAGCCTCTGCTGCCGACAGCGCCTCTCTGCTGGTGCGGTAGCAGTGCTCTTCTTCTTCCGAGAGTTGGCAGATCATCCCGCCGATCGAGGGCAGGAACTTTGTCCGCCCCTCGAAGCTGCGTGCCACAGAGCGAACTTTGCCCTGTGACACGATCCGCAAGCGTGCTTCTCGCGAGTCCGTCACGTCGGCGACAGCCAGGCGCGAATGCGGGAGCGCGGATAGACGCTCTCGGCCACACGGTGACCGTGGTTGCCGCTGATCACGATCGGGTCGCCCTTGGCGGTGAAGCCAGAGACGACGCCGACATGTCCGCCACCGCGACGACCCATGGTCACGACTGCGCCGACCTGCGGAGCAATGTGCTGATGCTTCTCCCAGGAGAGAGCACGGTCATCGACGTCCTGAGCACCTGTGACCTTGCGCAGGAATGCGGAGCACCACAGGGTCGAACGCACACCGACCTGGTGCGCCGACTCTCCAACGAATTGGCGAGCGCGACCGACGACGTCGCTGCTGGCGCTCCGGAAGCTGCCGAAGAACGACTGCTCCTGGGGCTCGGTGACGTTGATCTTGGCCACGCGGGCGTGGTGGTGATGATGGTGGTGCCTCGGTCGGGCCTCAGCAGCCGAAAAGGACAAAGCGAGGATCGCGGCGCCAATGAGCGCCGTGTTCAGGTTCTTCAAGATACTTCTCCTGTTATGCGAGGTGGTCGGGCCAGCCGGCCTGCGATGCCGCCTCGTTGGATTGGCGCCGTGCAGCGACGGCGCGACGATCAGCCTCGACGGCTGCGTAGGTCGGCAGACGGGTCCACTCGTCGTCGTATTCGCGAGCGAGGGTCTGCTGGACCTGGGAGGCAAAGAAGCGCGCGGCTTCTTCACCCATGTCTGCGAGGACGGTGTCCCCGAAGACCATTCGGAATTTGATGTTGGTCTGCTCGCCCTCGTTCTCGATCTTCGTGGCGGCGAAGGCGATCGGACCCGCGCGGACGACGGTGAGGTTCGTAATCTTCTGGGTCATGCTGCGATCTCCGTGGCTTGGACGTTGTCGTTGTCGAACTTGCTTATCTCGTTGCCCCAGGCGTCCCAGCCGGGGCGCTGCACGCGGGCGAAGATGTCGGCCTTCGGATATGGCCCAGCCATCTTCGCGGCATCGACGTAGCCTTGCTCGGGCTTGCGCGAGTGCTCGCGGCGCGTCTCAAGGATTGCGGAGCGGATGTTGCGAGAGTGAATGCGGGGCTTGCCGATCTTCCCGATCAGGAAAGGCTCATGGCAGTTGCGCAGGACGTAGCCCGTGCCGAAGGTCGGCCGGCTCATATCCTTGACCATCTTCACCCACACGCCCTGGGTCACGTAGGTGACGTTCCACTGGCGGAAGCACTCGCGAGCGGCGTCGTACATCGGCGCGGTGGCGTAGAGCCAAACCCACATGCCATCGCGATGGGCGAGGCGATCAACGTCGAGCGCGAAGATGTCGTCGAGCGTCATGCAGTCGTAGTGCTGCTCAGCCGACTTGCCCTTGCCGGCGTCGGAGTAGGTCTTGAAGGTCCACGGCGGGTCGATCTTCGCGAGGCCGTAATGGTTCTCCTTCAGCGGAGCGAGATTGAATGTCGGTGCCGGGATGATCGGCATGGGGCTGACGAGCATTTGCATTCAAGCAAGCCTCCGGGTACGACTCGACTTCACCTCGTCCTTCGTGGCTTCGAGGTAAGCGGCCATGCCGGACTCGGTGATCTTGAATTGGTCGCCGTAGGAGGGGTGCTTCTCCTTCACGAAGAGGCCTTGCTCCGCCAGCTTCTCGGTCGTCTTGCGCATGAAGAGGCCCCAACCACCGGGGCGGGTTGCCGCATCTCTCAGCGCGTCGATCTCTCTCTTCTTCATCACTTCCCCGATTTCTCTTTCCACTCGCGGGCCTCAGCCAGCAGTCGTTGGTCGATCACCTTGGTCTCGTCCGTCTCCATGATCGCCTGCACCAGCAGGGCGTCAGGCAGGATGGACATGCACGGCTGCTTCTTGTCCGGCCGCTTGCACGAGGTCTCGGTCAGCTTCTCGCGGACGACGAACATCTCGCGATCGGCGCCGAAGCGCTCAATCAGGCCGTCGATCTTCAGACGGCCCTCTCGATCACAGTTGCCGCACTTCACGCGCACATAGGGCAGGGGCCATTCAGCGAGCCGCATCAGACCTCGGCCGGCTTGGTCGTATCGATCAGGTCGCAGGTCACGCCAACCTCGGCGTAGACAGCCTGAGCCTCAGCAAGCGAGTCCTTCCATCTCTCCTTCAGCTCCTCGGGCAGCTCCGGCGCGACCACGCGGGTGATGCCGGTCTGGATGACGTGGAGAGAGCAGCGCTTGCAGGTCAGGAACGGCCAGGTGTAGAGCGTGTAGCCATGCAGGGGCTCGCGAGCGGTCAGGATCGCGTTGATCTCGCCGTGGATCACGAGGTCGTACTTGATCTCGCGGGTCGTCAGGCGGTGCTCCGTGTCCGCAATGCCGCGGGGAAAGCCGTTGTAGCCGAGCGACGCCACTGTGCGGTCCGGCCGGGTGATGACGGCGCCGACCTTGGTGCTCGGGTCCTTGGAGGCCGCTGCGGTCGACTTCGCCAGACCCAGGAAATACTGGTCCCACCAGAGCTGAGAACGCTTCGTCATGCGATCACCTTCAGGCTGAGGATGCAGTAGCCGGGCGACAGGACTGCGCTGGAGAACGCGCACGGCACGGTGCGATTGGTGATGTAGGTGACTTCCACGTTGATCTCCTCGCCCGTGTAGAGGCCGTTGATGTTGTCGTATTCCTGGAGCACCAGGACGTCGCCGATCTGGAAGCCTTCATCCTCGCGCACGTCGTGGAGCTTGCGGCCGGCCTTGATCGCCTGGAAGAAATGGGTCCAGGACTTCTTGCGGTGGACCGCCATTACTTGGCGTCCTCCTGCGTAAAGTGGTTGAAGCCATCAGCGCCGACGAAGGGCTCGCACTTGGTGACCTTGCCCTCCTTCACCGCGCGCTCGACCAGATCGAGCATCTCGGAGGTGACCACGCCCTGATGCCCCTTGGCGCGGTAGCTCGAAACAGCACGAGCCCGGAGCTGGATGCGGGGCGAGAGCGTCTCGATCAGGTTGTCGGTCTTGACGGGCTGAACCTCGACCTTGCGCTCGACGTAGATCTTCTTGGGCTGCTGCGGCGCGGAGACTGCGACGCCACGGGCTGCCGCTGCCTGCTCGATGGAGAGACCGGCCTCGATCTCCGCAGGCGTGCGACGGAACCGCTTCGCCTTAATCTCGACGGGTTTCTCCGCTTTCACGGTCCTCGGCCGACCGCGGGCCTTCTTCACCTTCTGTGGCAAGCTGGCACGAGCTGCCATGGCCTGCTCGATGGTGAGGCCGAGTTCGATCTCCTGCATGTTCCGCTTGAACCGCTTCGTGGCGGCCTGCGGAGCAATGATCGTTGCGAGTTCGTTAACAACTTGGGTTGTCACGACCGGGGCCGTCATGGCGATCGGCGCAGCGGTATCCTTTGCCGGAAAAACAGGCAAAACCCTCTTAAAAAAAGCTCTCAGGCTCGATCCAAGCACGTTCGGAAATCCCTTCATCGTTTGCATTCGGCATTTGCATTAAAGCAAATAGAGAGGAAAAGCAAGAAGTAGGAGGGGAGCCCACTCCGTTCCATTTTGAACGGTTGTTCAGGCGCCAACCCTGCGCGGAATAGAAGGTTTTGCTATCTGGTTAATCCAATTGCCGTATTTCTACGGAACCGAAATCAGGCTTGCATTTTGATGCAAATAGCGTTAGCTCACGGTCAAGAGGCGCCTGGCGGCAGGCTGCAGGGAATGAGAACAATAATGAACACGTCCTTCGAGTATCGGTCCTATCAAGTCAGCCACGACGGCGTCGCTTTCACCGCCGAACCCCAGGACGGGGAACCCTTCCAGCTCAGATCGAAGAACATGCTTCGCGTCACTCGGGCGATCGATACCCTTTGGAATGCCCTCGAAGGAACCGTTGCCGCCCCGGCCTGGCTGTTTGAAGAGACCAGTTCCGTCGATCTCGATGCGGCCTCGGAGGCTATGCTGATCGTTGACCGTCCGAAGTCGGTGACCTACTTCCCTTTAGGGCCCATGGCTGGGATGCCCGCCCGCGCCGCAGCCTGAGGCTCGTGATGACGACGATCTACCGGAACTACGTTGTCGCTCGTGTGGGCGACAAGTTTGTTGCTAAGTCGCCGGATGATGAATGCCTGCTGGTGTCATCACAGCAGCAACGCCTTCACGCAGCGATCGACGACCTCTGGGATTCTTTGGAGAAGGGGGGCGAGCCTGCGTGGTTCTCCGGCAGCTCTGCCATCGATCTCGACACATTCGGGCCGGAAGCGGTGCCGTCGAGTTCTGACCCCCCTGAGTCGACGCCGAGGCCGGTTCTGAGGATCAGCTACGTCGCCTTCGTCGCCACGGCGGTAGCTGTGTCTGCGCCGGTCTCTTATTTCATGGAGACGATGTGCTGGCCGATGCGGGTCGACGTCCTGTTGACCCTCGGGGTTTGTGCGGTCGCGGTGGCCTTCGGTAGGCGCTACGCACTGATCGCGGCCGGGATCGCAGCAGTCGTATTCAACTTTTGCGCCGTGGAGCCTCTATTGGCGTTCACGGTTCCTACGACGAGTGAGATTGTCCTGATGGCGTTCAATCTCATCGCCGCTCTCGGCATTCCCGAGTTGCTCAAGCTGCGATGTCTTCAGGCCGCACAAGGGAAAGGCCGAACTCGGCGCATCTGATCATCATGTCTTGTGTCCCTGTCCCGCCAGGACACGCGACAGCAAGCTGCGGGCGACCTTCGCGCAGCATTTGTTCATTTCGTACGTGGCCGGCAAGCACATCGTAGAGCTTGCCATATTTGTTCTTTTTCACCACGGCGCCCGGCCGATCGATGTTATCCCAGTCGGCCGGGTAGGGATCAAACGCGACACCACGATCCTCAGCCCATTTGCGAGCCAGCCTGTCAGCTCCAGACGCCTCCCCCTCAACGATGCATGTGATCCGCCTACGCGCATCGAGCGCGTCCAGACCGCGATACAGCGTATCTCTGTCGGCGTAGTTGCGGCCACCGAACACGACCACGCGGAAGTTCGCCTTCAGCAGGATCGAGTCACCGTGGCAGCGGTGCGGCGCGCAGTAGCACTTCAGGTTACTGCCGGTCAGCGCCGAGACATCCATGTCCGGCAGCTGCTCGCAGTCGAACATATTGCAGACCTGGTCGCGGTCGCCGTGCGCCCCGATGACGAACCGGTTGCCATAGGGCGAGCCGCGGCCGATGTAGACCGCGTCTGCTGGGGCGTCCTGGTGGTGGACGTTGTAGACTCGAGGCGCCGGCATCAGTTCATACCCTTTGGTCCGATCCCGATCGCGGTCAGCCTTGCCTTGAGCTGCTCATCGGTCTCGCCATCCTGCCGCTCCGTGAGGTAGCACTTCGCGGCATAGTTCAGCTTCTCGTCACGCAACGGTTCGAGCTGCCCCTGAATAGTCTCGGGCTTGATCTGTTGCAAAAGCTGCTCCGCCGGGATGGTGCGGGTCAGGCTTGCCATGCCTGGATTGGTGCAGACTGCCTTCAGTTGGCCTGGACCTTCGACGGAGGTGATCTTGAAGTACACCCCGTGAGCAAACCCCACCCCGTTGAACTGGGTCATCGCAATGCCGGCAATCCGGCCGATCAGATCATCATCGTTCATGTCGTCTTTCCTTTCATCCAGCTCAGCTGCTGGCCCATCATCAGACCTTCCATAGGCACCTCGACATCCCCGAACAAGAGTCTGAAGGTCGGCATCAGGAACTCGCGATAGCTGACGCCTGCGAGCACGATCGCCTTCGTGCCCATGATGCGTTGGCGCTCCAGTTGTTCCTGGACCATGGCCGTCCAGTCCTTTCGGAGTTTGACGCCGAGGCCATTGAGCGTGAGATCGTACGGGTCCGTGACACGGTACGGATGGAGCAGGCCAGCGCTGGCCGACAGGATGAACCACCGGTCGGCGTTGCGGCGGGCGTACTCCTTCGCCATCTGGAACCACGGGGAGATGTAGAGGTCCTGCGCCGGAAGCGGTCGGTCCGCCTTGGTCTTCACGCAGGATACGAATGCGACTCGGGTCATGATGCCAATCCTGCCCAGTGAAGTTGATGGGTGTCGTCGAAGATCCAGCCGGAGATGCGGCCGACCTGCGATGGCGACGCGCGGTTCTGACGCATCCAGGCGTAGGCGCCGTTCTCGGCCGCGTGCGTGACCTTCACATGGTAGCCGCTCGACCTGATCTCGCCCGGCGAGCCCAACATGAACTTCCGCAGAGGCGAGAGCCCGCTCCAGGCGCCTGCAACACGGCTGCACATCAGGTCGAAGGTTTCGTCGGTCATGAACGACTGGTCGTGGCGATAGTAGAGCAGGGACGCGACGACGATCTGCCGAGCACAGAGGTCGAGCGATGGCCCAGCCTCCTTCGCGGGCGGCAGGTCGGCAAACAGATCCAGCGTCTCGCTCATTGTGACCTCTTCGGCGGTGCCGGCCGGCGCATCCAGTGCGTCGCCTTAACCTCTGGGGATAGCGCGTAGCCGGGAGGCAGACCTCCGGACGGGTACCAGCCCGGTCGGTTCGGCGGGAAGTGCCGCCACCGCACGTCTGTCACCCGGCCCTGGAGCATCGGCTGACCACGCTTCACCTGGTAGGCACCGGGGCAGTAGAACTTGACCATGCTGTGGTCGACGTCCGGGCCGGCGCTCTCGATCCAGAGATCCACCACTGACCCATCTGTCGGCGCGCTGTCGATCGCCTCCCACTCGCTCATCGGAACGCCTTGCATGCGTCGCCGCTCCGGAAGGTGCCGGAGGGGCAGGCCGTGCCGGGGATGTACGGGTATGCGCGCGGGGTGTCCTTGTGGAGCGCCTCGCACTTGTCGCCGAGTCCGACGTAACCCGTGGGGCACGTTCCAGTGCGCTGGATGCGCTCCCTGCCATCTGGAGTCGGTGTGGGATATTTGGTCTCGGCGAGCGCAGGGGCTGCCAGGGTAAGCAAGACGAGGGCGATGATCTTCTTCATGGCTGATCTCCAATGATCTTTTTCAGTTCCTGACTGAGCAGTATTGAAACCGCCCGCTTCTCGGGCAGCATGTCGTATTTGTCGTAGACGGCGGTGACGTCGCCATCGATGTGGTCGAGCATTGCCTTGACGTCCGGTCGCGGGGCGCCGCAGCGCCGGGCAAGAGTGGCCGCGGTGCGCCGGAGGTCGTGCGGGGTGAAGTGTTCCATCTTGAGGAATGACCGAATGCCGACCCGGTTCGAGCGCTCCTTGTCGTTCAAAGCCTGAGACAAAGAGCTGCGCTTGATCTCGACCTTCTCCCCGTACTTGGATGGGAAAAGACAGACCTGCTTCTCGTCCTTGATGGCGGCCTTGATGACCTCCGTTGCCAGCGGCGAGACAGGCACGATCACCTCGCGCCGGCCCTTCACCCTGATAGGAGGCATCTGGTACTGGGCATGCTCCGTGCCGAGCCCGCTGATCTCCGACAGGAGGGCGCCGGCCGCCTGGTATGGTCGGACCATGGTGGCCAGAACCATCTTCAGCGCGAGCGCCACCTGGCGATCACAGGGCACGTCCGGATGCTCCAGACCCCACCAGAGCGTCCTAATCTCGTCGTCGGATAGGACCCTGTTCCGAGCCTTCTCCGATCCGCCGCGGCGCTCCATGCCGGTGATCGGATTGGAGGGCACGTATTTCCGGCCGGGCTGCCTGGCCCATTCGAACATCTTGTGGATAACCGACTGCGTCCGGTTGGCGCTGATCGGGGCATCCTCGGCGATCTCGTCGAGGACATCGGCAATGTCGTCGTCCGTCACCGTGTGCGCTGGCATGTGCCCCAGGGCGACCTTGGGGCGTTTCAGGTAGCCCTCGTCGTTCTTCCAGGAGGACTTGTTCGGCTTTGCGTACTCCTCCATGTAGGCGTCGCAGAGAGCTTCGAACGAGAGATCCTCTGCACGGGCCGCAGCACGCCGCTCGCGCCGCTGTTCGGATCGGGGGTCCTTGTCGTCGCCGATCTTCTTGCGCTGCTCGGCGGCCTTCTCTCGGGCCAAGGCGAGGGAAATGTCCGGATACCGACCGAGCGATATCCGGACCGCCCGCGAGAGCAGGGGCGACCAATAGGTGAGCGCGAAGGACTTGGCGCCGGACTTGAACACCCGGACCTTGAGCCCGGGGCAGGCATCGTCCGCGACGTCGATCTGCTCTTTTTCTTGGGGGCATTTGAGCCCTGTGATATGCTTGTCAGTGAGCCTTGGCACCCTAGTCTCCAACTTCGAAAATCCAGCAGTTTGCCTTACCTACAGTGAAGGAAAGCCTGATGCTTGGTGGACCATATTTGCATCCGTGCAAGCGTGCAAGTAGAAAGATCAATGACTTGACCTCACTCATGCGGTCCACTTGCACCATAAAGCAAATGCAAATCAGCCTGGGAGACTAGGGGTCGGAGGTTCAAATCCTCTCGCTCCGACCAAAATAACCAAGTAATAACAGATACTTGGCAACTCGGTCAGAAACCCAATCTTCTCCCAAGCCGATCAAAGGTAAGGTATAGGTAAGGAAATCTCAAGACCCAGGTGAGAACGCCTGACATCGTCTGCTCCTGCCTCAACGAAAAATCGCCGGCTCTGAGGCCGACGATCCTTCAGTTCTAAGCAGCATTACTGAGCTGCTTCTGCCATTCGATCACCTCGTCCAGGTACCAGGCGATCCTCCCATCGGTAATCTTCTTGGCCTTGGGGAAGGAGCCGTCGCCCGCCTTACGCAGCAGGGTGGCTTTGCTGAACGGGACCTTCCCCAGCACCTCCTTGACGCTGATCATCTGTCTCAGCTCGTTGTCCTGGGTCGTCGTCTCGGTGGTCATTCTGGTCGTCCTCAAAGAGTGGGTCTCGGGTCAGCTTGCAGGTCCGCCGGACCTCCTCAGCCTCGTCATTTTCGCCATAGTCGCAGTCGCCGCAGCGGGTGCATGTGTTGACCGGGATGGAGCAGCTGCAGAGGCCGCGCTCGCCATCGCAGCTGGCGCTACACCCGCCGATGGACTTCATGTCGCAGCCCAGCTCTCGGCAGGTAGCGGTGGCCGCGATCCTCTCCAGGTGGGCGACATGCGCCCGGGCTGTCTCCAGTTGATCAGTCAGATTCACGGCCGGTCCCCGGGATCATCCAGATGCTGAACGACGGATCGCCGCAGCCGGCGCCCGATCCATTCCGTCCATAGATGACGATGTCGCCATCCACGGGATCGCCCAACCTCGGGTGATTGGGATAGAAATCAGTCTTCCAGATATTCGTCCGGTACGGACCGTTCGGCGGTCGTCCCGGCCTCCAGGCCGCAGTCAGGCCCATCATGCTGAGGGGGCGGTGGCGGTACGAGCTTTCCTTACTCATGTCGCCGCGAACATCCAGTTCCACATCCCAGCTGTCGTGGACCGTGGTCACGTCGATCCACTCCCTGTCGTCATCGAAGTCTCGACTCGGCGCGGGTCGGCGGAGGATCATCATCGTGTCCGGTCTCATGCCGCTGCTCCAATCAGGATGCGGCTCTCGTCGCGGGTGTTGCCGATCCAGCAGTTCGTGATGCCGGTGTAGCTCTTGATGTCCTGGTGATGCAGCTCGGCCTCGGCCTGAGACTGATACGGACCAGCCTGGTAGTCCTTGCCCATGACGGTGTAGTTGACGAAGTGCTGTTTGCTCATTGCTTTTTCCCAAAGACGCTGTCGACGGTCGGCGCCCGCTCATCGCTGGGGGCTATCCAGACCCTCGTCTGCCGGTTGCCGTGATTGTTGCCCTTGACGTGAAAGTCCTGCTCGTGTCGGGCTCGGTTCAGTTTTGAAACCATGACACGGAAGCCGGCGAGCATCGCTTGATCGTGATCTCGAAATGTCTCCGGCTTCCCGTCCTTGCCATTCACCCACTCTGGCGAAGATCCCGGGATGCCGTAGGTCGCGTGGTAGAGACCATCGATTTCCTTGTGGGGTACAACTGCCGAATAGTAGGAGTTGGCAATCTTGGTCATGCAGCTTTCCTTAAGACGTCTAGCTCGATGAATTTGCGGTTCTGGCTCCAGCCGCGGAAATTTCCGTGAAGGTGCGACTGCTGCCAGTATCCGACGCGGAACTCGCCATACGGCCCGATCTGACCCGGCACTCGGACGTCTGGCGTGGCCTGATGCTCAGCCGGTGAGGCGTGAAGCGGCCGGGCACCGACGAGGTCGTTGAACAGCGCGAGATCCTTGTGGACCTGCGGCTGCTTGCCTTCGTGGGTCAGGTAGGAGGTGCGAGCGCAACGGGCGACGGAGATTTTCTTCTGCGTATCCAGGTCGAGCCACTCCTGCTCGAACTCCGAGACGAACGGCAAATGCCATTGGCCCGGCTGCAACAGCTGTGGCTTGCTGTCGGCAAACGCTGCCTTGATCGCGATAGCCAGCGCCTGGATCTCCGGCTGTGCATCCTTGTGGTCACGCAGCTCGAAGAAGTTGTCCCAATCGGTCGCTGTGATCAGGACGTTGATGTGGGCGTAGGGCTCGAGAATGCGGTTGACGACCTGTTTGTGATAGCCGGCCTGGTCGTAGGCTCGTGCGAATGCGATGGCGTGGTCACGAGCCTCGCACCACATCTGCTGCGGCGACAGCAGCGATCCCATGAGGACGTTGTCGTTCGCGAAGGGATTCTTGATGTAGTCGGTCAGCTCGATGTCGGCCTGCATGCCCTTCTGGTTTTTGCCCCAGTGGATCGGCATGGCCGTGTCGCGGATGATGTCGTCGATCAGACGCTGAACCGGGATCGCGCGGGAACTGGAAGCGTTCCGAGACAAATTGCGGTCGTACATCAGGCCATCGTTGATCTCGATGATCATGTCGGGCGTCGAGCTGAGGACGCGATGGGTCAGCTCTTCAGCGTGGATGAATCGCGGGTAACGCGCGAGCACCGTCTTCAGTTCGATTTGCTGAGGCGAAACCGAATGCAAAACTTTAGTTGCAGAGACCGTCATAGGCTTGCATTCCCTTCAAGGTTGCGGTTAGCTTCTTCTTTGCTGTCGTATGGGCCAATGGCGTCCCAGCTGTAGCCTTCGCCGTCTGGCCCCATGTCGCCGTCGTCACGCGGCTCCATGCACAAGATCCACCAGCCAGACTGATCTTCACCGACATCCTCCGGCGGGAGGAACTTCACGATGGTTCTGGATAGCTCTACCGACATGTCACGAGTCCTCAGGCGGGATCGGCACTGCCTTCAGGAGCAGATCGACCTGAGCCTTGAGCTGGCGGATCACATCGCGCTGAGCCCGGTTTTCAAAAAGCTTCTCGTTGTTGGACGCGATCAGCTCCTTGATGCGGTCCTCCGCGAACGCCTCGCGGACGAACGACTCTTCGATCGCTTCGAGCAGGCGCGGCATTGAACGCATCAACCCGGTCAGGAAACGGGCGCGCTCGGCCGCATCAGGCGTGTTGCCTGTCATGGCGAGCACAAGGCCGGTCTTGCCGTTACGCACTGAGTGCATGACCGTCTTCTCGGGAAGCGAGGTCCGATCGCGCGTCTTCGAGAGATGGACCTGCATCTCGCCGATCTGTTCGTCATCGGTCAGCTCGGCTGAACCGACCCACTCCGGGTCTTCGACGAACCGAAGGAATTTCCTCGCCTCTCGAACGAATGAGAGCAGCTCTTGATCTGTGTTCTGCTTGTCTGACATGCTCACTCCAAAAATTGACAAATAGAAAAGACGTCTATCGGAACCGCCCCGGTCACCCAATCGAGTGCCGGGGCTTTGCATGGAGGCAATCCATGCAATCCGTTGTGTTGTCGCGGAGGTCGTTACTTCGGCTGAACGAGCTTCGCGATGTCGGGCTTGGCGTTGGCGAAACCGTCGACGATCTTCTCGAAGTCGTTACTGTGAGCCGAGATCCAGTCGCGGTTGGCAACGAACACGGCATCGACCTGGATCGTGTCGACCGCCTTCGAACCACCGAACATGCCGGTGGGCTGGATGCCCTTGTAGGTGTTGGCCGGGATCTCGCCGTAGGTGTAGACGGGCTGACCGCGGCTATCCTTGGCGTTCTTGGTCATGTCGCGGTCGTCGGTGGCAACCAAGCCAACGCTGTCTGCATACTTCGGCGCTTCGTTCTTGAGGAACGGGGCGTTCAAAGCCGTGACGATCAGGGCACACTGCACTTCCGAACCGTCGTTGACGGCACTGAGCGCGAGGGTGCCGGCGAGGTCAGAGGTGCGAACCTTGCCGTAGCGAGCCTTGTCCGCCGCGACGAATGCGGCCCAGGTCGTGTTGGCGCCCGAACCTTCGGGACCGATGGCGACCGTGAAGTTGGAGTTCAGGTCGACCATGCGGGCGGAGGTGTATGCCTTGCGGTTGCAGATCAGGTTCGCTTGCTCCTGGTAGAGCACGCCGGCACGCTGCAGCGCCGAGATCGCCTTGGCGTTGCGACCCGAGTAGACGAGCAGGGCGTCGGACTGAACGAACGCGCCGTCGCATTCGCCCGCCGTGACCTTGTCGAGGTTGTCCAGCGAACCCTTGGTCTCGATGACCTCGACCGCGGTGGCGTGGCGCTTCAGGTGCTGGCCGGCAGCGAAGTAGTTGAGCTTCTGGTTGCCGGTGCAAAGGCGGAACTTGGTCGGCGCATCAGCAGCGATGGTGGGTGCGGTCATCGCACCGAGAGCGAGAGCTGCGATCAGGAAAAGCTTCTTCATGTAGTGCTCCTTGAAAACCCGTTTGCAGGGTCAGTTGCATTCAAACAAACGCGAGGGGACTAAAAAAACCAGCGGATGAGGGGGTACCTACGGGCCGCCTTGAAGACGATGGTGCCGAAGTAGATCACTCCCAGGCCGCCGAGGGCGTGGTTCAAGAGAAGTGCGACGATCATGATCAGGACTCGATGGTCTTGGGCAGACCCGTTGCCTCGTTGTAGGTCTGGTCGGGACGACGCGCGAGGCGGGTCGGGTCCTCACCGTTCATCAGAAGCCGCTTGATCTCCTGGATCAGGAAGGTCACGCCGACAACGATGTTGGGGATATCGCCTCCGTAGCTGCGGAAACCGCTCCAGTCCTGCGGATAGCAGTCCGGGACCTCGTTGAAGGCGCCCGGATATTCGAAGCGCCGATCGAAGGTGGCTTCGAGCTGTGCGAAACCGCCAGCGAAGAGTTGGCCGTTCTGGATGTCGGTTCTGTTGGAGGCGTCGCCCCACATCCCGTTCTGCAGACCCAGCTCACCCATGACGAGTTCGAGGGCCTTCTTCTCAGCTTCATTTGCGTTCAAAGTCAGTCTCCTTTGCAGTGGTTATTTGCATTCAAGCGCGTAAGAAAGCAAGCGAAAACTTGCGGCTCAGTACTTCTTTCCGCCTTTTTTGACGCGGTTCTCGGCCTTGTGGTCGGGCCGCACCAGGTTGAAGGCAGACTTCTCACGGGCTGCGGCGCCGAGACTGAGCGTCAGGGCTCCGCCGAGGTCACCGATCCGGATCAGCGCGTCCGCCAGCTCCACCTCTATCCCCTTGCGGTGGGGCAGCTTGTCGTCCATCTCGTCCTTGCGGTCGGCTTCCATCGCCTCGCAAAGCTCGCTGACGGTCAGCATCAGCTTGGTCGGAACGATCAGATCCTTGCCGCGGAGGTCTTCTCCGGTGATCGGGTCGATCCACCAGTGCTTGTTCATCTTGTGGCAGATAGCCACAAGGGCGTTGACCGATCTCTCCAGTTCGATCAGGTCGGCCTCTGTAAAGTTGTCGTTCGCTACGGTCGTCATGACGCCTCCTTAAAACGGAACTCGTCAGCAAGGTCCTCGAACATCCGGACGACCTCTTTCTGGTTGCGCCCGGTCTGATCGTTCCAATCGAATGGGTGCTTGCCCAGCTGACCTTTGATCAGGGGGACGAAGCGCGCATACGCGCCTCGATCTTCTTCGCCAGCTGCTCTTCTGATGCAGCCCTCGATGTCGAAGGCCTTGGCTTGGCGGCTGAATACCGGGACCGGCTTGCCTTGCCGATCCCTCGCAAGTGTCTTCTGAGTCCAGCGACCGGGCTTGGAGAACATCAGCAGACAGCGCTCAATGACCTCCAGCTCGGTGAACATCAATGACCTGCCAGACCGCGGGCTATCCCGTAGAAACATAGAATCCAAACGAGCAGCACCGCAGTCCATTTCAGTTGATCGGCGTCAGGCAGCCGCATCAGCAACTACAGCCTGCTTCCAGCGCCAGAACAGGCCTACGAACAGCACCAGCACCATGCCAGCCAGCGATGTCGAGTAGTGGTGACCGAAGGACAACGGGTCCGCGGCGATGATGCCACCAGCAACCCAACCCAGCAGGGCTGCACCAGCCCAGGTGAGGATCGGGAAGCGGCCGATGACCGTCGAGATGATGGCGCTGCCAGCGATCACAAGCGGGATCGAGAGCAGGACACCGAGGGCCATCAGGAGCGTCTGGCCGTGAGAGAGCGCGGCGATTGCCATGACGTTGTCGAGGCTCATGCTCGCGTCTGCCACCGAGATGGTCCAGATCGCAGCAGCGAGGCTGATGACCTTCTTGGCCGGGCCGGCTTCGTCGTCACCGCCCATGAGCAGCTTGGCAGCCACCCAGAGCAGGAAGATGCCGCCCGCGATGCTCAATCCCGGAACGCCGAGGAGGAAGGAAGCGAAGAACGACATGATGACGCGCAGGCCAATGGCCGCCGCGGTGCCGCCGATGATGCCCCACTTCCGTTGGTTCTGCGGAAGCTGGTTACTGACGAGGGCGATGACGACTGCGTTGTCGCCGGAGAGGAGAAGGTCGATCCAAACGATGCCGGCGAGTGCGGCCCAGAAGAGGCTGTCCATTGAAAACTCCGAATTGGGAAAGGGGCGGGCGGCCCGAAGACCGCCCGTAGTTCTCGTTCGCTTAGGCGGCGAGCAGTTTCTCGCTGTCGAGGCTGAGCAGCTTGCCGATGTCGGCGAGTACGACCTTCTCCTGGTCGCCGATGCCACCCTGATCCGCCGTGTCAGCAGCGATCATGAAGATGTCCTGGCGGACGGACACGTCGCGGGTCACGAGCGCCTCGATGAAGCGCTTGTTCTCCAGGCGGCCGGCGCGGGTCTTGGCGCGGCTGAGCGCGGCGGTGAGAGCCTCCTCGATCTGCGAGGAGTTGTAGGACGCCGAGACAATCGGGTTGGCCTGCATGCCGGACAGAGCGGCATCGATCTCGTTGTCGTCGATCGAGCCATCCGCAGCGGTCACGTTGGCGGCAGCCGAAGCCACGCCATTGAGGAACGCCTTGTCGCCGGCATAGCTGGTGATGGTCTTCTGCGCGCTCGCCATGAAGTTCTTGAAAAAGCTCATCTGATTTCCTTTCGATTTGCAGGCTTCCGGCCTGCACGGTTTGCATTCATGCGCCGCACAGCGCATGGGTAGTCGGCCGGACCCGTAGATCCGGCTGTCTCGTTGACTGCGACGATCACATGTCGTGGATGCCGTAGTCGTTCTTGCCGCAACGCGGGCAGGTCCAGCCATACCCGCCCCAGCTGTCGTCGCCGATCCGCTTGTGATCAAAGACGATGCAGAGCAAACGCCTGAGCCGCCTCATGAGCAGCCCGTGGTCTCGCCGCACGACTCGCACTTCAAGCAGGTGCCGTTCCGCACCATCGTGAAGCTCGCGCAGTTGCCACAGGAGTCACCCGTGTAGCCTGACTGCTTAGCAATGGTGCGCCGGTCGGGTAGCGCCGCCTTGACCTGGGCGACGACTTTTTCAAGCACAGCGTCAGATGCATCAGCCACGTTGACCGTGATCTGATTGCTGACGTTGACAACCGGCACCTGGGCCACACCAACCGAGGTGTTCTCGCTCTCGTCGGGGGTGACGTGAGCCAGATCGTCGCGGCCGATATAGTTGATGCCGATGTCGCGCCAGACGAAGTCGATGATCGACGATGCGCTCTTGATCCGCTCGTGCGACTGGACGAAGCCAGCCGGCTCGAACTTGAAAAACGTGAAGGCGTCGACATACTCCTCGACCGGCACGCCATACTGGAGACCGATGCTGACGGCGATGGCATAGGCATTCATCATCGACCGGAAGGCTGCGCCCTCCTTGTGCATGTCGATGAAGATCTCGCCGATGCGACCATCCTCGTACTCGCCCGTTCGCAGGTAGACCTTATGGCCCGCCACGATGGACTTCTGCGTGTAGCCGCGACGCTTGTCGGGCATCCGCTCACGCTTCCGAACCAGCTTCTCGACGACCTTGACGACGTCCTGCTTGACCTCGACGATGGTGGGCTCGTCAACTTCGTCCTGATCATCGATCAGAGCGGAGCTGAGCGGCTGGGAAAGCTTCGAGCCGTCGCGATAGATCGCGTTGGCCTTCAGCCCCAGCTTCCACGACATCATGTAAGCCTTGCTGATGTCCTCGACCTTGGCATCGTTCGGCATGTTGATCGTCTTGGAGATGGCACCCGAGATGAACGGCTGAACAGCAGCCATCATCTTGATGTGACCCTTCCAGTGGATCGATCGCGTGCCGTCCTTGCCGCAGGGCGTGGCGCAATCGAAGACCGGATAGTCCTCGACTGCCAGATGCGGAGCACCTTCCAGCGTCATGGTCCCGCAAGCGTAGAGGTTGGCCTGCTCGATCTCCGGCTCGCTGAAGCCCAACTTCTCCCACTCCGCCAGGAAGCGGATGGTGAAGGTGGAGCGCACAGCTTGCTCCGTGATCGTGAGGCCAGCAGCCTTCGCCGCTTGCTCAAACGCGAGGGGCAACTGGCCGCGGCCCGTTGCGTAGTGGATGATCTCGTCAACCTCCTTAACGCTGTAGCCGAGAGCGTAGAGCGCTGCCGGAACCGACTGGTTGATGATCTTGAAGTAGCCGCCGCCGGCCAGCTTCTTGAACTTCACCAGAGCGTAATCCGGCTCGATGCCCGTCGTGTCGCAGTCCATCACCAGGCCGATCGTCCCGGTCGGAGCGATGACCGTCGTCTGGGCGTTGCGGAAACCGTGGTTTCCACCCATCCGCAGGACTTCGTCCCAGATGTCGCTGGCCATCTCCGCCAGACCGTCCTGATACTGGTGCTCCGTGTCCAGACCTTCCGGTCGGATGGAGAGGCCAGCATAGGCGATCGAGCCGCTCTTCTCGGCAGCGGCGTGATGGTTGTGCATCACACGCATCATCGAAGCGGCGTTCTCCTCGTACTTGGGGAACGCGCCCAGAGCCTCAGCCATCTCAGCCGACGTGCGATAGGCCACGCCAGTCATGATTGCCGAGATCGCCCCGGCGAAGGCGCGAGCCTCGACCGAGTCGTAAGCGATGCCAGCCGACATCAGCATGCCACCGAGGTTCGCGAAACCGAGACCGGTGGTGCGATACTCGTAGGAGAGCAGAGCGATCTCCTTTGACGGGAACTGAGCCATCGTGATCGAGATGTCGAGCATGATCTGGATCAGGCGGCAGGCGTGGATGAAGCTGTCCTCGTCGAACACGAGCGGACCATTGCCGTGTCGGGAGGTGAACTTCATCAGGTTGGCCGAGGCCAGGTTGCACGCCGTGTCGTCGAGGAACATGTACTCCGAGCACGGGTTGGACGCGCGGATACGACCGCCGGCCGGGCAGGTGTGCCAGTCGTTCATGGTCGTATTGAAGTGCAGACCGGGGTCAGCCGACTCCCAGGCAGCACGACAGATCTGATCCCAGAGGTCACGAGCCTTGATGGTCTTCATGACCTTGCCGTCTTTGCGCGCCTTCAGCTCCCAATCCATGCCGAGCTGAACGGCCTGGAGGAAGTCGTCGGTGACCGACACCGTGTTGTTCGAGTTCTGACCAGACACGGTCTCGTAGGCGGCCGACTGCCAATCGACGTCGAACTCCGGGAAGCTGAACTCCTCACCCTGCTCGGCGAGATCGATGACCCGCTTGATGTAGGACTCGGGCACAAAGGCGCCCTTGGCGGACCGGATGGCCTGCTTCAGGTGACCTTCGGACTTCGGGTCGGTCTTGGCGAGATAGACCTCGTGGAGTGCGCGCTTCGTGGCCTTGGAGCCAGCCACCAGAGCGGCGACCTTCTTTTCCTCCTCGACCTTCCAGCCGACGTATTCCTCGACATCCGGGTGATCGACGTCGACTACGACCATCTTGGCCGCGCGCCGAGTCGTGCCGCCGGACTTGATCGCGCCGGCTGCCCGGTCGCCGATCTTGAGGAACGACATCATGCCTGACGACGTGCCGCCGCCCGACAGTTTCTCGCCCTTGCCGCGCAGGTTCGAGAAGTTGGTGCCGGTGCCGGAGCCGTACTTGAACAGGCGCGCCTCACGGAGCCACAGGTCCATGATGCCACCGTCGCCGATCAGACTGTCGTCGATCGCCTGGATGAAGCAGGCGTGCGGCTGCGGACGCTCATAGGCGGAGGTCGAAGCCAACACCTGCGGCAGCAGAGCTTCGTCGGTGTCGCTGACGTAGTAGTGACCCTGTGCCGGACCGTCGATGCCGTATGCCCAGTGCAGACCGGTGTTGAACCACTGCGGAGAGTTGGGCGCGAACATCTGGGCGGCGAGCATGAAGCGCATCTCGTCGAAGAAGGCGAGAGCGTTCGACTCGGCGTCCTCATTGAGATCGGCGATGGTGAGGTACTGGCTCATGGAACCCGGCTTGAAGTAGCCGTTCTTCCAGCCCCAATAGGTCCAGCAGCCGGCGAGGCGGTCAAACACCTGCTTAGCTGAGGTCTCACTGGTCAGGTGCTGATCTGCCTCGGAGGTCGGGTAGGGCGCGCCGAAGCTGCGCTGCAGCCACGCCGGGACGCCGTCCTCGTCAGCCTTCATCAGGTTCTTCGGAATGCCGGCCTTGCGGAAATACTTCTGCGCCAGCACGTCGACCGCAACCTGCGACCAGGACTCGGGGACTTCGATGCCTTCCAAGCGGAAAACGACCGAGCCGTCCGTGTTCTTGATCTCGCTGGTGGCATTGCGCCAGCCAATCAGGCTGTACGGCGAGACGCCGGCCTTGGTGTATCGTCGGTCAATTCTCATTCGTCACTCGTCTTTCGGGAGGA